AACGATATGCAGACGATCACATCTGACGCAGACGGAAACATTCCGGTATTTCCAACAGTGGCAACTACAGCGAAAGTTATGTACGGCTCGTCAGATATCACAAATGATTGTAGCTATACCATTACAAAATCAGACAGTGTAACCGGCTCTTGGGATGTAGATACACATACTTACACTGTCACAGGCTTGAGTGCAGACAATGGATGGGTGGATATTAAGGCAACGTACCTGATTAATCTTTCTATAACGAAGAGATTTACATTAGCGAAACAAAAGCAGGGACTTGAAGGTGACAAAGGACTTCCGGGAAAATCACCGACCATTCGTTATGCGTCTATGCCGGATGGCACCGATATGTCGGATAATCCGAAGTATGTAAAATTACTTGACAGTGCCGGAAATATAATAAGCGATTCAACTGGTGACATTATTTATACAAGTGGTGAAGCATTTTATGTCGGATTCCTAAAAGAAAGCGCAGAAGTAGACAGTACGAATCCAAGTGACTATGAATGGTCACGGTACAAAGGAACTGACGGGCTGACTCAATACACTCATCTCGCTTATGCGAATAGTGCTGATGGAAAAACAGATTTCTCAGTCGATAATCCAAACCGTGAATATATCGGCATGTACGTGGACTTCGAAGAACAGGATTCCACTAACCCGGAAAAGTACGCATGGACATTGGTTAAGGGCGCAAACGGAGCACAGGGCGTGCCGGGGAAACCTGGAACCGATGGTAAAACACCTTATTTCCATATTGCCTATGCGAACAGTGCGGATGGAAAGACTGAATTCTCAGTAGATAACAGTGTCGATAAGCTGTATATCGGTCAGTACACAGATTACTTACCAGATGATAGCACTGACCCAGCTAAGTATAGTTGGACAAAGATTAAAGGTAACGACGGTACTCCGGGAAGAACGTATTATCTGAGAGCCAACGCAGGAGTTCTGATGATGGGACAGGATAAGAAAATAACTCCTAATCCATTTAATGTTCATGCGTATTACAGAGATGGACAGGGTGACGAAGCAACTTTTAAAACCTGGTGGGTAGTAGAATACAGCAAAGATGCCGGAAAAACATGGACAAAAATGGCCTTTAATTCACAGACCAGTGGAATAACTATTAATCCAGATAGCTATTCTCTTGGTGCTGACGGAATGATACGTGCAACAATTTATACGGATTCCGGAAGAACTAAAATCGCCGATCAGCAGACATGGCAGGTTGCTGTTGACGTTGGCATGCTTACGCAGGAGCAGATTGTTGAGATATTGTCTAATGACGGAGAATTTAAAGGTCTCTACTATCTGAATGGACATCTGTACATCAGTTTAGACGCATTGATGGGAAACGCCGCAATTCTAGGTGGAGCCAAAAACGGCAACGGATACCTAAAGATTAAAGATAAAAAAGGCACCGTGAAGGAACTGATAGATTACTCAGGCTACACTGCATTTACAAGCTATGAAGAAAATTCTACGCGCATGAAATATACAGGAATTTGTTTTTCAGATACTGGAATAAATCCTGTTAGTGCCGAGAAATACTTTAGCAGCACTGCGGACATTGAATACGTTGAAACGGCGTGGGGAATCGACTGGACTGCCGAAGAGCTTAATATTAGTGCAACAGAAGTATCGGCTGATACCGGTACATTTGGAGATTTAACTGTTACTAATTCTGCATCTTTTACAAAATCGCCAAAGATAGAAGACATGGAGTATACGACATCATCAAATACTATTTGTTGGGATGGACGTACAGGATACAAACAGCTGATGCTGAAATCTTCATCCTCGAAACGCTATAAAGATATTGGAAACAATATTGCAGAACAAGAAATTGAAGAATGGTACAATATCGAACCAACATGGGCGAAATATAAAGAGGGATATCTAGTTAAAGGGGACGAGAATGAAGGAAGATATATCCCGATGTTTATTGCTGAGAATGTAGAAGCATTCTTTCCGGAAGCTACTCGGCATCAAAACGGACTTGTTGAGGACTGGAATGAGCGTATCATGATTCCAGCAATGTTTGCAATGATAAAAAGCCAGAAAAAACAGCTTGACCGACAGAAAGAATTAATTAATCAGCTTTACGAAAAGCTCAATATAGAAAAGGAGAACTAAAATGGCAAAATTTAACGAATATCCAGTAAAAACAAAGCCAGCGGACACGGATACCTTTTTAGCGTATGATACATCTGAAGAATCAAATAAGCAGGTCACAATGCAGTCTATAGCGGAAGCGATATTATCCAGAATGTCTCACAATATCCCACGCCTTGTGCCAAAAGACATCACTTCGTACTACAACGATGGCTCACTGTGGAAACGCCTTAATGGAACAGGCGGATATTCTCTCTTTGAAGATATCTACGTTGGCGACTACATCAAAATGAGCCGCGCAATCTCAGCGCCGAATCCAGATAGTACGTTACAGTTGACAGGCTCACAGTACGTTACGATTGCCGGAATTGATTCCCTGTGGGGTAACGGAGATAATATCTCAATGGATTATCACCATCTCGTCATGGTTCCGGGACAGGGATTTGGTGGTACACAGCATTTTGGCAGAAGCCGAATGAATCCGACAAATACCACTGTTGGCGGATATAAAGGGTCAGAAATGAACACGAAAGTGATTGGGAATGTTGCAACAGCTGGTTCTACTTCCGCAGGAGCAACCATCAATCAACAGCTTTTCGCAGAATTTGGTTCTCATCTAAAAACCACCAGAGAACTGGTAAGCAAAGCTATCAATGCCAGCGGATACAACCGTTTTGGTACGTCTGGCGGCTGTTCAAATGATTGGGAATGGATTTCTGCGCAAGCAATTCTACTGAGCGAAGTCGAGTTATATGGCTCAATTGTATGGAGTTCATCTGCTTATGATACAGGGAATGCGAATCATCAGCTTGAATTGTTTAGACACTCTAAACAGGCAGTGAATAAACGCAGTGCGTGGTTCTGGCTAAAAGATGTAGCCTCGGCGTCGCATTTCTGCTATTGCAACAACTATGGCAATGCGGGCTACAGCTACGCGTCGCTTGCCGGCGCCTATGTGCGTCCACGCTTCGTAATCGCAGCGTAGCGGAATCTGGAACTGGATGGTCAATAAATTGACAAATGCAGTAATCAATAACTTGCAGACTTCAAACAAGACTGTAGTGAGGGCTCTTAATGAATTAAATAGTAACGCTAAAAACACCTCATTCAAAGGAAATATTAAGAGAGTATCATTCAGATCTGGTGGCACTGGATTAAAAAATATTTACATTGATTTTTTTCAGGAAGACAATTCCAGATCGACTTTAGCATTCTTTACCGACGGAGAAAACGCAATCGGATTTTATGAGGGCGACACCAACATTTGGAAGCTTACAGTGAAATAATTTTTTTAGTAACTTGCAGTTTAGTTAACTAAGGACTTTGAAAATTTCATAAATAAGTTTCATGATTTCATGAAAGGAGCTGATAAATTGGAAATTAAAGGAATTGACGTATCATCGTGGCAAGGGAAACCGGATTGGGCAAAAGTATCGAATTCTGGAATTAAGTTTGCAATTTTGAGAATTCATCAGAAATCCGGCACAGATGCATCATTCGAACACAACTACAAGGGCTGTAAATCCAATGGAATTCTTATTGGTGGATATAAGTACAGCTATGCTTTAACATCGGCACAAGCTATCGAGGAAGCTGAGAACGTAATTTCTGTTCTTGGTGGACGTGGACTTGACTTTCCAGTATTCTACGATCTGGAATGGGCACAGCAAAGAAGTCTTGGGAAACAGGCTATTGAGAATATTGCAGTAGCATTTCTGACCAGAATCAAGAAAGCCGGTTATAAGGTTGGAATTTATTGTAATCTCGACTGGTACAATAATGTTCTGACAGATGCTCTCAAGCAATATGATTGTTGGATTGCTCGTTATCCAGCGGATGATAACGGCACTGTCCAAACACGACTGAAGCCATCGGTCGGTGTAGGCTGGCAGTATTCCAGCAAAGGAAAAGTTCCAGGAATCAGCGGAAATGTTGATATGGATGTGTTCTACAAGGACTACAGAGATTCTAACCAGAAAGGAGAAACTAAAATGGTAAAAATCAGTAACTGCGGACATGATGAAAGAGGAAGATATGCAGGTGGGAAAGCAGGAGATCAGACTGGTACAGAATATCAGATCATGAACTGGTACAGCAGACCGTGGCTCTGTCTCCTAAGATTCAATGACGCCAAAATCGCAACCATGATCGCAGACATGGCGACAAAAGCGGCACAGAACAATCTCATCGGATACGATCAGGGTACTTCCGGAAACAGCAATGACCGGTATTCGTTCTGGCGGCACTTAAAGGCAAGTAACTACGATCCGGCGCAGATCACGGTAGCTTGTGAATCTGATTGCAGCGCAAGTACAGCAGCTATTGTCAAAGGGGCTGGGTATCGCTTAAATAATGCAAGGCTCAAAGCGGTCAGCATCTATCTGACGACACGGAACATGAGAGCTGCAATGAAGATTGCCGGTGCGAAAGTACTGACGGATAGAAAGTATCTGACATCCGGTGACTATCTAAAGGCAGGAGATATCCTCCTGAATGATAACCACCACGTGGCTATCGCTGTTACCACTGGCGCAAAAGCAAGTACGCTTTCAACGCCAACTATTCTGTCTAAAACTCCGAAGTGGGTGGGAAAGGTGACTGCAAATACACTTAATGTCCGCACATGGGCAGGAACAGAGTATGCACAGCTTAAAAGCTATCCTGCACTTGCAAAAGGCAATTTAGTTGATGTATGCGATACCATTAAAGCCAAAGATGGAGCATCTTGGTACTATATCCGCATTGCCGGAAAGTATTTCGGATTTGTTTCCACGAAATATATTTGCAAAGTGTGATAAATGTGATATAATAAATATACCATAATTCAACTCCTCCCCAGAGTTTGGATATGAACTCAAAAAAGAGATGATCTGTTTCTATTCCTTGACAGATCATCTCTTTTATTTTATTTAATAATATATTCCCAATATTGATTTTTAATATCCGCATATCCGTTCTTACGAATCAGTACTTTATCACCAGAAAACATCGTAAAATCAGAATCCAGCTTTTGCACATAATCCATGTTTACAACAAATGACTTATGGCAACGCAAAAACCGTTTATCAAGGTAAGGCTCAACCGACTTTAAAGTTGCATACATACTGTGCATAATCCCGTTCGTGCAATGAACAAAAACTTGCTTATCCCGTGCTTCGAGGTACTCGATTTTGTTCAATGGAATCCTTATAATGCAATCTCTGTGTCTGATTGTGAGCATCTTGTGTTTCATATCACTCAAGGTATTGTCAATCATAGAAAACATTCTTCCGTGTTCATTTCCCTTGATGATATAATGCGTAAATTCAACATCCAACGCATCAAAAACAAAATCCTTGTGAGCTGTCCAGAAAGCAATTTTGCCCTTATATCCACACTCTCGGAGTTCTTTGGCAATATCCACGCCATTTTCGTTTTTAAGTATTACATCCAAGACAATCATATCAAACCATTTTCCGTCCTTAACATCATCTATCAAGGGTTCCCCACTGAAATAACCGTCTATCGTATAATTCCGGTCACCGTTTTGCTTCAAAAACGGTTCAATCCGATGCTTAAAATACTCAACCTGTAGTTCACAATCGTCACAAATAGCAATTTTCATAGTAATCACCTTCCGTTTATCGCTTGCACTTCAACTTTCATCAGATTATCCTCATCTAAGTAATCAATTATGGTAATATAGTAGCACCGAAACGAAAATGTGTAAATAGTTCAGCGAAATTTCGAAAAAATTCGACATATTAATTCGTTGGTACAGCCTGCCAGATTGCTCTGGGGAGGAACGTGATCGTGAATGCAGGTTTTACCATAAAAAGAGCCGGGGAGTAAAATCCTCGGCTCTTTGCTTTACAATGAATTATTTTTGATATGAAATTAAGTCCGTAGTATATTCGTTATCATATTCTGCTAATGGACGAATCGTTAATGCGAAATCTACGTTTGACACATCGGAAATTCCGTTTGCTGCAAGAAAATCATCTGTAGGAGTTAGGGTCACAAGAGTTTTGCAACCATCTAATAAATACTGATTGAATATTTCATAACTATCTGACATTGTAAAATCGTTATAAGTCTCAGAAGTTACATCGTATGCGAAATACTGTCCAGTAGTGTTTGTGATACAAAATGTGAAGCCGTTACCCTCTGAGGAAATGAAATCGACACTAATGCCGTTCTGGTTATACAAGTTCTGTGCACCGTCAAATACAGGAGAAGAAACTACAGTAGTTCCAGTTACGTCAGCGTGAATCTGACCGCTGTCAAAAGCCTTGAAGCTCTTTGCATTGTCGTAAGCCCACAAGAGAACGTCAAAGCTATCTACTTCGTTCATCTGGTAGTCTTTGAAGAAATCTTTATTTTCCCATGTATCTATCAGCTCTAAAGTAGAATTCGCTTTCTTTCCGGGTGCTACATCAGAGGAGTTTATGCCATACTGATCGCCGCCTGCCATAATACCGTTTATGGCATAAGCATAAGGAGCTATGCCTAAATTCAAATTAGAATTGTTTTCGATATACAGTCCTATAGTGCCTGTGGACGGGGAATCGGTTAATCCTTTTGTTTCAACATGAATGCCGTTCTCTTCGTATAGCACAAAATCTTCCGCAAAAACATTGGATGGCATGGATGCAAGCAAAATGCTTGACAGCCCAATACTAGCTAGAAACTTTACTTTCTTTCTCATAAAAATATTTCCTCCTTAGTAAAATTTGCATATATTATACCGCAAGATTCAATAATAGCATAGTCAAAACAGAAATATTTTTCATATTTTTATCCATTAAAAATGCAGTTTTATCGTTTTGCCCGATTAATTTGCACAAAAAGTGGTATAACTAAATACATAAATTATAGACTAAAGAGGTATATATTATGAGGAAGATTGAGAAATTGCTGATCGCAGCAGGAGTAATTCTCTTTGCCAACTACATAATCCACTTGCCAATGTGCGTGAAAGACTATGCCAATAAGGATTTTGGTATATACTCAACCCAAACTATGCACAAGCATTCAACGCTTACTATGAGCACGGTTTTGAAACCGGCGTCTAAATCTACGCTCAAATTCTACATTTCACCGCACAAATCAGATTTTATCTTTGACTACACAAATAATTTCTATGCGATCATAAATATTCCAGTCTATCTCTGGCAGTTTGCAAGGGCGAATATTAATCCATGTGTCCTGTTTTCATTGGACTTACGGAAAATATGATAAAGATAAATGTTCGAATGCATATTTTTCACTGTCCAGACATATACTGTAGTAAAGTTTCAATTGGGAGGGTTATTTATGGATTATAAGAAAGAGATTATTGAATTATTAGATAAGGTAAAATTAGAAAGTACTTTAAAAAGAGTATACAAGTTGCTGGTATACTTATATTTAAGAGAAGAGTAGCCTAAAATGCCGCATCTACAGTTAAAGCAGATGCGGCATAATAATTATTCTGTTTTTAAATCATCTGGCGATGCGGAGAAATAATATTCGAATTCGGAACTGTCATAATCGCTGCCTAACATTGAATTTATTTTGTCCGCAATAGATGTTCCTAATTCCTCTCCGAATTCAGCGTCTTCAACTTTTGTTCTTTTATATTCTGTAAAAATGTTTCCCCAGTCGTCTTGTGTGCCTGCATAGTAAATCTGGATGAGATCGCCGTCTTCTTTAGGATTTAAGTAAGATAAGGTTTTATCTGTTACGTTTATCATACTTTTAGGAAAAAATACTTTTTGAACATCACAGGAATTAAAAGCAGCATCATATATTTCAGTAATTCCTTCTTGAAAAATAACTGATTCAACATGAGAACTTCCAATTCCGATCTGGAAATCTGATAAATCTGTTGCGTAGTCTGTTCCGTCAATATTGTATGATGGAAGAATTTCTAAAATTTTGCACTTGCCATCATAACCGTGCAATTTCACAGAGTTTCCCTCTATATCATAATCAAAATCACCGATTACACCGTACTTTTCAGAATCATCCTTTTGAACTTCAACGCCAGTCACGCCACCTGCATAAGTTGGAGTAGAAACTCCTAAAATTGCAAAAGTACAAAATGCAATTAATAGCTTTTTCTTCATAGACATTTCCTCCTTGGTATTAGTTGATTTTATTATATCACTATAAATCAAAACAACAAAGCAGAATATAAAAAAGACCAGAGTTTTTTATTCTCTGGCCTTTCTTTTTTAATTGTTTTCCAATTCTGTTAGGATTTCTTGGAGTTGCTTCCAATGTTCATCACTGAGCTTTGCGAACTTTACAAGAATTTTCTTAGCAAAGTCATTATCCCCGGTCATTACCGAATCAACGATAGCCTGCGCATCACTATCGTCGCTTTGGAACATATCTCCGATTCCGTTTACGAGCCAGTCATAATTGACTTTGTAGCTGGCACATATTAGTTTGATGTTCTTTTCGGATAGATCACGTTGACCGTTTTCAATCATGGACAATGCCGCTTGTTTAATTGCGAGTGTCTCTGCGAAGTCTTTCTGATTCTTTCCTAATTGTTTACGAAGAATCGAAACTCTTTCATTTATTGTTTCCAATGCTTGTCTCTCCTTTCAATATTATAATATCACTAGAGTGATAAAAAGTCAACAAAAATGTAATATCATGCTTGACAAAATATTACTCTAGTGATATATTATAATCACACAAGTGATACAGAAAGGAGTGAGAGGAATGACAGGTGATAGACGAGAAGCGTTTAGAAAAATGGTAGAACGTTTTAATAATCTGCCAGAGAAAAAGCAAGATCAAATGCTCTGGTATGGAAAAGCAATCATTGATATAGAGGAAAGCGAATCCAGTAAAAAAGAACCTGCAACAGTAAAAAGTGATTAAGAAAGGAGTGATAAGCACGAACCAGTTAGTACATATTGGAAATTCAGACATTTCCATAAAAGAGTATAACGGTCAGCGAGTTGTAACGTTCAAAGATATTGACATGGTACACGGTAGACCAGACGGAACAGCAAGCAGAAATTTTAGAACCAACAGAGAGCGTTTCATAGAGGGTGAAGATTTCTTCCGAGTAAGCGCCGACGAAATTCGTCGCACCAAAATTTTTGACATTCCAGACAAGGCAACTTCTGATTACGCCCTTATGACAGAACAAGGATATCTGATGTTAGTAAAGTCTTTTACAGACAATTTAGCATGGGATGTTCAGAGACAGCTTGTGAATGGATATTTCAAAACCAGAGAAAAAGTAAAAAGGGCATTATCACCAGAACTTCAAATGTTGCAGGGACTACTTTCACAAATGGTAGAGAAAGAACTTGCTGATAAAGAAAGAGACCGGCAGATTTTGCTTGCCAAAGAAACAGCAGATAAAGCTGTTGCGACTACAGAGAATATCAAAGAAGCAGTTAAACCGGTGTTCGATAACTGGCGTTCAGAAATCAATTTGAAATTCAATCGCATACAAAAATGTGCAGGAGCAGAGTTCAGAATGCTGAGAACAGAAATGTATCAAGAATTGGAACGCAGAGCAGGATGTGATTTGAGTACTAGGCTGAGGAACAAACGCAACCGTATGCAAGAAAAAGGGTGTACGAAGACAACGATTAATGCACTCAATAAAATGGATATCATTGACGATGATAAAAAGTTGCGTGAGATTTTCTCAAAGATCGTAACTGAATACGAAATTAAATATTGTGCGTAGAAAGGAAGTGAACAATATGTCAGATTTTGACAAAGGCTACATCCTTGGAAAAGTAGAAAGCCTTTCTTCTGATAAGAAAGAAAGTTCTTAACTGGAAAGGAGGAAATTAAATGGATTTGTACGATGTAGCACTTTTGTTTTCGATTGCAGCAATTATTCTAAATATAATTACTTTTTTCCTAAATCGAAAGTAAGTCCTTGCTTTCTTTCGGTACTTGAAGTACACAGATTTTATTTCTTTTGTTTGTAATGATTTTTAACGTAATAAAATCGTTACTTAATTTAACATTGGCAGGAATATCAAACAGGACAATTTCAAATATCCCTTGCGATGGTTGTAAAGAGATTGGAAAATCTGCACTAAATATTCTTTCGGTGATAGGAATATCTGTTTCATTGTACTTCGGGTGATAACGTTCAGCAACCCATCTGTGAGTTAGAACACATGGATATGAAGTACGGCAATGACCTAAAAGCAAAGAAATTCTGGTAATGATTATGGCTGAAGATGAATTGTTCTGAAGAATTAAACCTAGTTTGATAGACTGTTCGTTTTCCACATTTAAAGTGCACAGTGTTTCCAATGAAACAGAAATATTTGTTCGTTTGCTCCAAAGCGAATGGATGAATTGAAATAGAAAAAGAACAAATCCTGCGATTGCAATAACGGTTGTAAGCAAAGACTTATTTTCTGCAACAAATTTAACAATGGTGCTCAACATAATTAAAACCTCCATTTTTTTAATTAGAGTATACCACAGAAAGGAATGATATGGTGGAAGAAACTAATGCATTACTCAAGCAGATTTTGGAAGAACTTAAAGCCATTCGAGAAGAAGTTGCACCTACGAGAACGAAAAAAGTAACGCACACGGCAAATATTGACGGGAAGACAATTACCGAATGCGTTACCGATGGAATTCAAAACGCTTTATACGGGAAACGAGCGTTTAATCCGAAAGATTCTGAATAGCAAAATCATATGCACATTTTAAATATTGAATTTCGTCATTTGACATAGAAGCATTTCCAGCCAATGGAGCTTCTCTTCTGTCAAGAACGTATTCATTTAATTTAGACTTTGCATAAGTAATTGCTAAATCATGAACTATTTGTTCTTTATCCATAATACACACCTCCCTTCGAGGGAGATTATACCACAGAAAGGAAGTCAGTATGAAAAAAGAAGAAATAAATGAGTTTATGAATATGACATTACAGGAGAAAAAAGACAAAATTATTGAAATAATTCGCGAGATTCCAGAAGATTCTCCGATTCACAAGGAACTGTACGAAACACTGAAAAGAGAAATGGAGGAAAAATAGAATGATCAAATGTGAAGGCGGGAAAGTTGAATTAGAAGAAGATGCAAATAAGTTGCTTTCTGAATTAACCGCGATATGCAGGGGACTAAGAGTTTTCCTTGTGAAAGAAGGATATTCCAAGGAAAAAGCCGATGAACTTGTTTCTGAATCAGCTCAGATGGGGTTGTGGACAGACGAAAAAATACAAGAAGAACTTGACAGATTAAGGACAGAAACGCTTAGAACGTTTGCGGAATTAATATTGGGGAGAAAGATTTTTGAAGGAGGAAAAGAGAATGATTAAAAGTAAAGATGGAGCAGTTGAGGTAAAGGGAAGTACAACAGTTTTAATGACTGATTTGTCAATGATTATTAAATTGTTGAGAGAGACTTTTGAGGAAGAAGATATTCCAAAGGAAACAGGAGATAAACTTATCAGAAAGGCTGTAGACGTTGGGTTCTGGACGGAAGATAAGCTTGACAAGGAACTTTCCAATATGCGAGCGGAAGTACTTGGAAAACTTATGGGATTAGCATTGTCGTCAATCTGGGGAGGGGCAAAGGATGAATAAAAACACTTACGAAGCAGAAACTCTCGAAGAAGAATTTGCTTTACTAGCCGGCAGGCTTACAGCTTTGGAAGCGGTTTTAAATGCTAATGATAGCACATTCATTGATAAAAAGTATGTAGCTGCGATCATGGGGATTAAATATTTCGAAGGGGATTCCGATAAGAAAGAAGAGTGAAACGCCCCGGAGGTGACGCAACACCTACCGGAGCACGTATCTAACTTAATTAGGGTAAGTTAAATACAGGATAAGTATAGCACACCTTCCTGTATTTGAAAAGAAAATTTATACCAGGAGGGCATTTTTTATGTCTAAAATCACAAAACACACCGAAAACGTAACTAAAAACCAGAGTCTTGCAAGCGAAATCATCGCAGATCAGGTGGCAAAAACAAAACGTCTGGAAGTCGCAGTTGTAGCACTATCAGTAGCTTTGCTTGCAACAGCAACAACAAAAAGAAAGAAGTGAGGGATATGAGAAAAAGAATGTATTTTATCGGAGTGATGGCACAGGTTGGAACATTTGCCACGATTGCATTATTGCTCTGGTGGATGACGAAAATGGATGTACTTAAGCTGTTCTGCATAAGTGCAATGGTATCTTCAATGGTATCCCTTCCTATTTTAATGCAGATAGAAAGGTGGGTAAACGGAATTGAATAAGCTTTTGGAAAACAATCAGGTAACACTGGTTGGAGAAATTAAAACAGAATTTGAATTTAGCCATGAAGTATATGGTGAAAAATTTTACCGATTCGAACTTAGCGTAGAACGATTTAGCGGAACGAAAGATGTTCTTCCGGTTGTAGTTTCTGAGAGACTCATTGATGTGAAGCAGAACTATACAGGAGAAATGATGGAAATTCAAGGGCAGTTCAGATCGTTCAATAAGCACGAAGAAAATCACAGTAGATTACTTCTTTTTGTGTTCGCAAGAGAAGCAAAATTCATGGACAAAGACGCACTTCCAGTTAATCAGATTCTTCTGGATGGTTTTACTTGCAAGAAACCAGTATACAGAACAACGCCTAATGGAAGAGAGATTGCAGATGTACTTCTGGCGGTAAATAGATCATACGGCATATCTGATTACATACCATGCATCTGCTGGGGCAGAAATGCAAGATACATGGGAACCTGCGGAACTGGCACACATATTATTTTACAGGGAAGAATCCAGAGCAGAGAGTACAACAAAAAAGTCGGAAATCAGGTCGAGAAGAAAACAGCCTATGAAGTGTCGGCTTATTGGGTGGAGGATAAAACAGTATGAAAACAGTAGAATTGAAACAGCTTAACATTGAAAACTACAAGAAGTTTGAGTCTGCGGAGTATCAGTTTGCACCACGAACGATGGTGTCCGGTAGGAACCGTCAGGGTAAAACAACGTTGATGGACGCATATTTTGATACACTGACCGGAAAGCTTGCAGACGGTACATCTCCGAATAATGTCAGAAGAAAAGAAGACGGAGAAGAAGTTGAGGGTGTCGTATCAAGAGAACTCACACTTCTGATTGATGGAGAGGAAACCGTGATCCGTAAGGAAACGAAGAAAGGTAAATCTTCCAGTACCACAAAATATCAGGTTGATGGGTTTGATTACAACCAGACGAAGTATAAGGAATTTTTAAAAGGAATATCAGACTCAGAAACCATTATGATGTGTAGTAATGCCAGAGTATTCCTTAATGAACTTCGAAAATCAACAGCAAGTGCCAGAGTAATGCTTGAAAAGATGGCAGGGTTCAATGCGGATAAAGTATTACAGGACAATCCAGAAGTTTCGGAAATCATCAAGAATCATTCTGTCGAGGAAGTTGTGAAAAAACTCAATAGAGACAAAAAAGACTTCCAGAAGAAAATTGATGCCAAAAAGGTTGAAATTGATACCGTAAAGAAACAGGGAACACCAGATTTTACCATTCTTGAAGAAAAGAAGAATGCCGTGCTGGATAAACTGAATGGTCTTCTTGAAAAAGAAAAGCTGCTAAATGAAACCAATAAAGCATATGACGAGCTCTGCTACGAGATTACAGGTCTCAAGAAATCCAGAGATGCGATCATTTCAAATGCAGCAGAAGCATTACAGGAAGAAAAGAGAAAAATCGTTTCCTTATTAAGTGACAGGCGATTCAAGCAGAAACATGAAGAAGAAAATCTCCGAATTCTGGGAAATTTCCTTGCGACCGCTGAGAAACCAGAACGAATTCAGCAGAGAATTACGGTTTTGCAGGAGAAATATAAACAGACGTATGCGTCCACATTTGATGAAACAGCTTTAAATGCAATACAGAATGAAAAATTTGATCCTGAATCAGCTATTTGCCCGACCTGCGGACAGGCACTTCCGGAGGAACAGGTTGAACGTCTTAAAACTGAATTTGAACAGAAGAAACAGGAAAGAATCCATGCAGAGTTTGCGAAAAAAGAGCAGTTTAAAGCAGACAAACAGCAGAAACTTAAAGACATTACAGAAGAAGGCAATTCCGAAGTAGCCAGAAGAAAAGAAGTTGAGGAAAAGCGCAAAGACATCGAATCGCAGATTGAGCAGACAAAGAAAAATATTTCCACTCTGGCATCTGAGATTGCGCAGAAAAATCAGGAATTAGAGAAGCTTCCGTCAGAACCAGATATGTCTGGAAACGAAGAGTATCAGGCAGTTGTAGCAGAAATCCAGAAGAAACAGGAACAGCTTGACGGACTGACTAATAATTCTGAGGAAAATGCAGCAGTTCAGGCAGAAAGAATGTCTGCTGAAAAGGAACTTACAGGAATCGAAACAAAAATTGAGATGGCAAAACAGGCAGTTCAGAAACAGACAGAAACACTTGAACAGCTGAACACAGAACAGAAAGAGTTAGGTCAGGAAGATTCCGATATTCAGCAGAAACTTGACATGTTGAAAGAATTTTCCATCAAAAAAAATCAGGCACTGGCAGAAGCTATCAATCCACTTTTCAAGCATTTTCAGTTTCAGTTTTTGGACTATACGCAGGACGGTGAGCCGGTGGAAGTTTGCAAGATGATTTGTGACGGAATCGGATATTTTGATGGATTGAATCACTCTGATCAGATTCTATGCAATATTGACCTCGTGACTGGATTGCAGGAGCTGAACGGACTGAATCTTCCAATTTGGGTTGATGATGTTGAAAGTGTGAATGCTGACAGAATACCAGATACAGGCAGGCAGATGATTCTCCTTAAAGTTTCTGACAATGAATTAAAAGTGGAGGGGATTTGATATGGCAACAACTACATACAACATCCCAGAAGCAATAAAAGCACAGGATTGGTATTGTAAAACAAAGATATTGCCACGTTTTGCACCGGGCAATGGTATCTGTTGGTCTTGCCACCAGAATATCTATTCCGAGAAAGGACGGACACGTACCGGATATGACACACAGGGCATCTCAGTAGAAAGTGCAGCAGGGCAGTTGATTACGAGTTGCCCGTTCTGTAATAGAAGTTATTGCGATTAAAACGCAATAGGATTAGCATAGTTAGCTTTGCAACGGCAAGGCGAAGCAATGAGAAGCGAAGCAAGGGATATGCATAGAACAGATATGAAATGCCACGGAATAGACAGGCACTGAACTGCAGCGTGAAGAAATGAAATGCAATGGAAACGTTGAGAATAGAATAGCCTAGTAAAGCAAAAGCATAGCTAAGCACTGATTTGAGATGCAACGGCATAGAAGCACACTTCTGAGAATCGTAAAGGAGAAGCGTAGAAGCACACAAAAAAGCCAAGGCGAGGTTGCGCGACGCAAGGTATGGAACGGCAAAGGAATAGCGTAGAATTGAATTGCAGCGGAGGAGCATGGCCTTGATAAGCAAAGCATTAAGCAAAATATAAAAATCGGAGGAATACGAGATGAAAGAATTAAAAGTCAGATTAACATTTTTAGAGGAAGTTCTGGGGACTGCAAATGCAGAAAAAGATATTCACGAGAAATTTATAGCATCTAAAGCACCAGATGCACCTTCCAGAGAACAGGAAGTTGAAGCTTTAGGAATTGAAGAAGTTGTCGAAAAAGGTCGAACAGTATTTCCGAAAGATGATAACGGCAATCCGTTCCTTTGGGACTACCAGATCAGAGGATTCTTTAAGTCAGCTGCACAGGCCAGTTCCTATATCGGTGGAGCAAAGAAACTTGCAGCTTATAAGAAAAAAATTGACTTACTGGTATTTGTAAACGAACGCAAAATTCCGTTTGTTCTTCCAGAAGGTACAGAACTTTCTGATTGTCAGAGACCACTGAGAGCGCAGACAGCACAGGGCGAAAGAATTTCTTTGGCAGACAGCGAAACTGTGCCGGCAGGATCAACAGTGGAATTTACAGTCAAGGTACTTGATGATTCACTTATGAAGTATGTAATTGACTGGCTTGATTATGGAGAGTTTAACGGCATTGGTCAGTGGCGAAACTCAGGCAAAGGCCGTTTCAAATGGACTGAAATCACAAAATAAGCTACGGCATGGCTGAATGTAGTTATGATAGGCAAAGCAAAGGCGCAGAATTGCTGGGTAATGATTTGCTTCGGCGAAGCGTAGAACTGAACAGAAATGCAAACAAAAAATAAGTTAATTAATATAAGAAAAGGAGAATTAAAATGGCAAGCAAAACGCAGGTAACAACAGTAGGAGAACAGCAGGCAGCAGTTGTGATTAACAATCAGTTTATTGACGGATTGACAAAACAGCTTGAAGAAAAATGTAAATATGGTCTTTCTTTTCCAAAAGACTACAATCTCAGCAATGCACTTATGGGGGCATATCTGGTTCTCAAGGAAACGAAAGACAGGAATAACAAACCAATTCTGGAATCTTGTAGTCAGATTAGCATCGCAAATAGTCTTATGAACATGGCAACACTAGGGCTTTCAGTACAAAAAAAACAGGGGTATTTCATCGCTTACAGCGGTCAATGCCAGTTCCAGAGATCATATTTCGGAAATATGACGATTGCCAGAAGATACGGAATGAAAGATATTCACGCAGAGATCATCTACCAAGGAGATAAATTTAAATATCATATTGAAGACGGAAATAAGGTTCTGGATTCTCACGAACAGGATTTCATGAACATTGATAATGAAAAAATCCTTGGCGCATACGCAGTTGTGCTGATGGAAGATGGGGCGAAGCATTTGGAAGTAATGAACATCAAACAGATTAAGCAAGCTTGGTCACAGGGCTTCGGATACAAGGAAAATGGAAATGGCACACACCAGAAATTCACTGATCAGATGGCAAAGAAAACCGTTATCAATCGCGCCTTAAAGCAGATCATCAACACTCATGGTGATGCTTTCGTACAGGAAGCGGACGATGATACAGAAACAGTTTCAAGAGATGACGCTTTTGCAGCTGATGTTGCATATGAAATCGAACAGCACGCCAACAAAGAGGAATTTGTGCCAGTAATCGAGGAACAGCCTAAACAGCCGACAGTTGCAGAAACCGTAAAAACTGCCGAGAAAGAGCCAGCTCCGGCAGCAGTTGTCGAGCCAGAGATTCCGGATTTTATGAAACAGGAGGAATAACGAGGTGATAGCATGATCGGGACGTTAGAAGAAGTCATGAAGGATATGAAATATGGCGTACTTGATTTCACAAAGGACGGTAAATGCAGTGGTTGTGGACAATGTTGTAGCAACTACTTGCCAATATCCAGTAAAGAAATTAAACGTTACGTAAAGAAGCATCATATCACTGAACAGAAGCATAATTATCCTTCAGTTGTGGCATTTGACCTTACTTGCCCGTTCCTGGATGATTCCAAGGCAAAAGAAAAATGTCTTATATATCAAGTGAGACCTGAGATATGCAGAGATTTTGTCTGCAACAATCAGAACGGGGCAATCAAAAACAAGAAACTTATGCATAAGAAGTACGCAGCAGTAGATATGCGAGAAATATTTTTTGGAGGCAACGGGAATGAACAATAAAGAAATTTTACAGAAAGCAAAGGAACTGGTTGAACTTCTGGAAAAGCAGGAAGAAGCTGGCAAGGTTGAGTTGTCAATGCTGAAACGAGGAGATGTGTTCCAGACCACTGGGAAGCGTAAATACAAGGTTCTGGAACAGTATGGAGATACAACGAAAATTATTTCGTTTGATCTGGTGAAAGAAAATGTAGAGTTTGGTGATACCTCAGATTACAAAACATCAAAGGTAAAGAAACTGTGTGACATTGAAATTCTGAAGGACTTCGAAAAAGAATTCGGGGCAGAAAATATCGAAACACACACAGCAGATATTATCACTGCGGATGGACAGAAATTGGGGACTGTTGATTGTAAAATTCGACCGATTACGTTTGATGAAGCACGAGAATACACAGATATTACACCGAACAATGACCTGAACGACTGGTATTGGACATTATCGCCATGGTCAACAAAAGAACGTGGATGGAAGAAAGCCTTGGCCGTTGTTTCCCCTTCGGGCTATATCAGCAACCGCCATTGCAGCAACGGAAATGGTGTTCGCCCAGTTTGTATCTTAAAATCTAATATCTTTGTATCTAAGGTGGAGGAATGATTATGAAGAAAAATCTGAAATATTTTGAGGATGAATTATCCAGATTAAGTAAAGAGTTCACAGAATTCAAGAAAAAGCACATCGGAAAGCCGGAAATCGGAAAAGCTATTGAACTTGCTGGCATGGAATGGCTGATTCTGGATAATACAGAAAAAGGATATTTTGCCATTTTGAATGGATTTGATGGAAAAGAAAGAACATTTGATTTAGCTTCAAATAACTGGATTTCGAGTAAACTGAGAAATGAGTTAAATACTCGTTTTCTTAAAAAAATTACTGACGAGTTTGGAGAAGATGCAGTTATTGAGTTTGATCGAGATTTGCTTTCTTTGGACGGTCAGACAGAATATGGACATTGTAAAGATAAGATTTCGATTTTGACGATGGACGAATACCGAAAATACAGAAAATTCCTTCCAAATATGGGTAAATGGTGGTGGTTGCTTACTCCATGGAGTACACCAGCAAATGATTACAGTACAACACTTGCCGTTGTTTCCCCTTCGGGCTGTGTCTACATCAACCTTTGCAGCGACGGAAGTGGTGTTCGCCCAGTTTGTATCTTTTCTTCTTCAATCTTTGAATCGGGGAATGATGATTGATGGCAAATGAAGATTTAAAGGTAATAACAAAGGCCAAGCAGCTTGCAAAGCATACATTAATAGTTACGAGCAATGCCAGACGATACCCGAAAAAATATAGGTTTTCACTTGTAGATAAAATGCAAAATAAAGCATTGGAAATTTATGAGTCACTATTTGAAGCCAACCGAACTGATCTGAAAGATTATAAAGGAGAACGATTAGAACTTCAAACAAAAGCCATTACTCATTGTGATGAGTTGATGTACTTTATAGAACTTTCATATGAATTGGGAATTATCAATTCCGGTGGAATGGAAGCATGGTCGCAAATGGTAAAAGATATAAAGTATATGACTATTTCATGGAGAACAAAAGACAGAAAAAGATAATTTTCACAGGTTATGCACTGCGAATACCGTTGTTTCCTCTTCGGGCTATATCAACAACAACCATTGCAACAACGAAAATGGTGTTCGCCCAACATGGATCACATGCAGACAGAGTAAGCGTAAAGCTGAAATCAGAAAAGATACAAGCAAATGCATAACCTTTCCGCAATGGACAAACATAAAGGAACAAAATAAATGGATAAAGAAATTGTTGCAAATTTTGAGAATTTATATCGTTCTTACAAAAAGGTTAAGAGCGGTAAAAAATTTAATTCAGGTACTGCAAGATTTTCTAATTTGTCTCTTGAAGGCATTCATCTCTTGAAGGAACAATTAGAAAGTCAAACGTATACCATAAATCCGTATAATAAATTTCAAATTCATGAGCCAAAAGAGCGAACGATAGAATCATGTGCATTTAAGGACAAAGTAGTGCAGAGATGTTTTTCTGATTACATTCTGACACCGAAACTTGAAAATATCCTAATTAAATGGAACACTGCCGGACAGCAAGGAAAAGGGCAACGCATGGCAATGGACGGGTTAAGAAATCAAATGTTGGATTTCTATAAAAGAAATGGAATGAATAGTTGGATTGTAAAATGTGATATTCACAAATACTTTTATTGCATAGACCATGAAATCATGAAAGATGTTTTGGATTATTACTTTGATGATGATTTTACAGTCTGGTTGAACCATTTGTTTATTGACAGTACAGGTAATCCCGGGCTTCCATTAGGAAATCAGGTAAATCAAAAGTACGCATTGTTGCTTTTACATTCACTGGATCAGATGATAACGATTGAATTTGGAAATCCATATTACGGACGATACAACGATGATTTTTATGTGATTTGTAAAACGAAAGAAGATGCCAGAGAAATTCTTGAAGCAATCCGAATGATGATTGAAAGCCTTGGATTGGAGCTAAACCCTAAATCACAAATTGTACCATTTCGCATGGGATTGTGTTATCTGGGCTTTCACCATTACGTGACTGATGAAGGAAAATATATCAGAAAATTGCGTGGTGATAAGAAAAGAAAAACACAGAGAAAAATCCGAAGATGGGTACGGGTAGTGAATGACGGGAAGATGTCGATAGAAAAATTCCATGAAAAATACGGAGCATGCCAAAATCATATGCTTCATGGAAATTGTATCAAATTATGCCATAGTATGGATTCGGAAATTAAAAGGAGGATAAAATGAGATTAATTAGTCAGAATGGAGAAATTGACGTTCCTTATGAAATCACTTCATTAAGTAGAACCGGAAATATCATAAGAGCATACGTGCCGATGGTAGGTGAAAAGGGAACAGTTATGGCTCGTTATTTGACAAAAGAAAAAGCCCAAAAAGCTATGAAAGCGTTGCATAAAGTGTATGCAGGAATGTTTCTTGCGCAAAACGTTGAAATGAGCGATGACGATTACGAGGAATGCATAAAAATGGCTGCAAGAGGTTTTGGAATCATCAAAATAATGGTTAACAGCCCAGATATGAAATTCGAACCGGCAAACATTGTGTTTAGATTCCCGGAGGATGATGAAGTATGAAGAGAGTATACAGTAAAAAGGACTGGGAACAGATAATAACCATTGAACTTACGTTGAGGGAACTCAAATTAATACGAGACAGCATGTGCAAAGTAAGTTATGCGGAGTTAGAGAGTCTAAATAGAGGGAAGGACATACCATATGCCTATTCCGATTTAGAGAAAACCATAGATGAAGTTGAAAATATCTTAGAAGCATAAATGCAATGTACAGAAAGCGAGGTGATGTCATTTGTTCATGCGAGTAATTTCAACAGGTAGTACCAAAGGAAATTGTTACGCTTTGCAGTCAAGTGCAGACGAGATTGTTCTTCTTGACTGCGGGTGCAACTACAAGAAAATCCTCAGAGGGATTGACTATTGGATAAGCAATATTGATGCAGTACTTCTTTCTCATGAACACGGGTGACCATACAAAGTCATTCAAGGAAATAATGAATGCAGGCATTCAGATTTACACCAATGACGAGACAGTTGAGAACATGAACATCCGAACAGGCGAATTAATGAAAGGTGTTCCAGAAAGGCATCCATTTAGAGTTGGTTCGTTTAACGTGATTCCATTTGAATTGCCGCATACAACATACGATAAGGAAGCAAATCAGCTTGTACCTTGCTCGAACTACGGATATCTGGTGGAGCACAATGAAATGGGGAAGCTTCTGTATATTACTGATTTTGAGTACAGTAAATATAATTTCCAGAAAATGAACATACATCATCTGGTAATTGAATGCAACTACTGTGAAGAATTGGTGGACAAAACAGAAGCTAACTACAGTCATAGATTAAAAGGACATTGCTCTTTGTCAACTTGCAAGCAATTCATTAAGCAAAATCGCACAGAATCGCTTCGGACGGTAACACTGGTACATTTAAGTGGTCAGGCATCTGATGCCTGTAAAATACAGAAAGAAATACAGGAAGTCGCAGGAGACAATGTTCTGGTTCAGATTGGGCGGGCTGGACTGGAAGTTGACTTGAATTTATGCCCGTTTTGAAAGGAGAAAATCATGGAAATGACTGATTGCGACAAATGCAAATACCGTAGAGGTTGCATACTGGCATGGGACTATGGTTCGCTTTATTGTAATGATTATGAGGAGGATGAGAATGAAAATCTTTTTGAAAGTGATTGATAAGCTTAAAAAACAGACACAGTACGGGGAAATAGCAGAGCCATATTTGAATTGCAAGTACAATAAAGGTTGGAATGATGCACTAGAAAAAGTTGAAGAACTGATTGCTTCTTACAACTTGAGTGAAAACTGGATTCCGGTAGATATGAAACTCCCGCCAGAACCAAAACCTAATCATATATTTAAAGGAGACATATATTTGATTACTGTCAAAAAAGGAACAATACCTTTCAGAGCAATGTGGAATGGTGAATATTTTACAGACGGTTTCGAAAAGTTAGAAGTAATTGCGTGGATGCCGTTGCCTGAACCGTATAAGGAGAAAAAACATGAATAAAGTAATTTTGATCGGACGGTTGATTAAAGATCCAGATGTCCGAATGGGAACGAACAACACAACAATTGCCAGATACACACTTGCAGTTGAGAGACAGTATCGCAAAAACAATGAACGCACATCAGACTTCATAAATTGTGTTGCGCTTGGAAAAAATGGTGAGTTTACCGAAAAGTACTTGCATAAAGGCATGAAAATTGCGATTGTCGGCTCATGGCAGACTGGAAATTACACTGACAAGGACGGAAAGAAAGTCTACACAAATGATTGCCTTGTGGAAACACATGAGTTTGCAGAAAGCAAGAAGAACCAGCCAGAAGAACAGTCGCAGCCACCAGTTCCAAGTCCAGAACAGGACACAAGTGGATTCATGGATATGCCGTCAATTATGGATGACGAACTTCCGTTTAATTAAGGAGTGATGCCTAGTGGATTATAAAAAATTTCGTCAGGCCAAGGCTATCGAAGTGAGTAACAAGAAAAGGCTTTTAAAAGTTAATCCGGATTTAGATAACAAAAGCGGTATTTATTTCTTAACCAGAGTAGATGAAAACGGAATCCCATTCTTTTATATCGGGCAAGCAGTACATATAATTCAGAGGATGTGTTCACATCTCACTGGATATCAGCACATTGACTTGTCCATAAAGAAAAGAGGATTCTACAGTGAAGATAATCCTTTTGGATGGAAAATTAATTTCATTCATTATCCGGTAGAACAGCTTGATAAAATGGAGCAGTTCTGGATTCTGGAATATACAAAGAAAGGTTATCAATGCAGATACAACAAGACATCTGGAAGCCAAGGCGAGGGGAAAGAAAAGATTAATGAATTCAAACCAGCAAAAGGTTACCGAGATGGGTTGAAGCAAGGCAAAATTGCCCTTGCAAGAGAATTAAAGCATATCATTGATACTCACTTAGATGTGTCGATCAAACCAGAAAAGTTAAACAACAAGGTGTCTATAAAGGCACTTGGGAAATTCAATAATCTTCTTGATGAAGAATCTTACAAATGATAAAGCTGCCAGTTCTGGCAGACAAAATCCCAAATAATTACAACTAAATATGCGCACGCCCTCTGGGTTTGGACTGATTCATGCAACTTCCTTGGCATATGAGCGCGATCTGAACCCAGAGGTTAAAAGAAATGAGGTAACTATGGTAAGTAAATATAACGCCGAAAGAAAGTATCTCGAAGGGCAAGAGAACAGAACTGATCGAACGTGGAAAGAATATGTCCAGAAATAAATCAACTGATTATGAAGAAACGTCAGATTTCGATTCTGGTGATGATAACGAGGAAATGTTCACATTTTGATGAAAGGCGGTTTTAGATAAAAATGAGCAAAGTAAAATCTTATGGTTTAAAAGCCTACGTATCCAATGCATTTGACCTATGTGTTGGAAAAAGAATCAAATACGCAGAACGTGGTGAGGACGGAATAGAACATATCTATGAAGTAAAACAGATGTTTCCATTTTGCATTTTGCTGGAAGATATTTACGATCACACAAGAATTTGCCCTTGTTATAGCAAATTAAGTTTGATGATAAGAGGAATTGAATAAAAAATTGGTTAAGAAGATGGGAGCATAAAATCATGGTGGACTGCACAATAGCGTATCAGTTGCTTACATGAGCGAAAGGAGAAGGAGAATGAAGCAGAAAACACCGGAACAGGAATTAGAGTTGTTAAGAGAAGGCCTATTACATGAGCGTGCTATCTGGGAACACATCAACGAAAATGGCTGTAATGATCCGTTCTGGACAGATGGATGCAATATGAATCTAACCAGAAACCATATTCTTTCATACAGAAATGAGATTGCAAATTGTTGCGAGGAACATAATCTTCCACTTCAAGAAGAATACTTTCTAAAAGTACCGCCAGAAGTTGACGATGATTATATGGCGAACTTTAACCAGAAAGCCCGTGTAGATAGATTGAAACAGCAGGGCGATACATTAAGCCGGAAGAAAAAGAAGTTTATTGATGATGGACAGATGGAGTTTTGTTGATTAACCATGTAGTTGCTTACATGGGGAAAGTGAGGATGTAGTGACAGAACAGGAAAAGAAAGAACTTTTGGACGAACTTGAAAAGCGCATTGACGAAAAATACAAAGGTTGCCTTACCAGAGAAGACGTTGCAACCACATTAAAGACACCAAGAGAAAAGTGGTTCAGAGATGAGAAAGGAAGCGGAAGAGGCTCTCTAATGACGGATGCTTTTGATTCTTCCATTATCTCATGGCAGGTCTGGGAAACAATCAGAAAGTTGGCTTGTGTTATCTGCGGTAAGCAGTATGTTAGACAGCTTGCAAATGTAGAAAACGCAGATGAGGTAGCAGAGAAACTTTGCCAGTTCGTTTATGATTTGAAGATGGATTTTAAGAAACAGGAGGGTACGGAATGAGAAAGTACACAATAAATCTTCCAAGAGGACTGGAAGTGGATATTTTCAATCTGCCAGAGGACTTCAAAGAGCAGGTTGAGCAGGCATTCAGAGAGTATACATCTGGAACAGCAAAAGCATATATGTACGTTGACAAGTTGGGATTCATTGACCGTTGCGTAGAATGCCTGAACGGTAATGAGGATTCAGATAAGGTTGTAAATTCACTGGTTGAAGAAGCGATGATTGCCGAATGGAGAAATAATGGTGAAATTATTAAGGAAGATGATATATACAGTTTTGAATTTATGGAAGATTGCTACAAGAAAGGCAAGGAAGATGCAAAACTGGACTCTCATTTCGGAACTGACAATCATCACATTTACGACCAGATTCAGAAAGTTCTGGTGCAGGTAATTACAATTGTAATGAATTATGAGGATAAGGAGGACGCAAAATGTTAATCAGAAGTCAGAATAAGATATCTCTGGTAAAGTTTGAGAATATTGTTATAAACATCAACAATATCAATGGCAAAGAAATCATTTGTTGGAGTCAGATGAATCCAGGAGAAGATGAATATATTTCATTGGGTCATTATTCCGCCAAAGCAAAAGCCATGAAAGTACTGGATATGATTCAGGAAGCCTGCATAAACGGACATATTGATTTCCAGATGCCAGAAGATTCGGAGGTAGAAGTATGAACAAGACCAATATTGGCTTTTTGAAACATGGAGATGTTTTCCGATATAAATGTGAAATGTATAGAGCTGGACATGTAATCGAAAATACAGATGGATATGTTTCTTGCACAAATATCAAAACACGCAAAGTTGAAAGGCTTTACATAGATACAGAAGTGGAGGTAGAAGCATGAAGTATAAATGCGTGAAGGCGTTCACATTAGATACATACGATGGTGATGGATTTTACGTTGACGGATACATGGAAATTAAGGTAGGCGAAGTTTACGAAGTAGGAAATGAAAATATTATCGATGGAGAAATTCATCTTGACGGAGCGAACGTTAACAGATGGATTGAAATATCGAAAGAAACGTTAGAAAAGCATTTTGTAGAGGTGGAAGCATGAGTCATATCAAAGACAGATTATCGGATTATCATGATTTCATGAAGAAACTTGTGGATGACCGCCAGATGGTTTTGGCAAGCGATGTTATGGATATGATAGAACAGCTTAAGGATGATCTGGAACAGGACGAGAAAGAAAATGGTTGGATTCCAGTCAGTGATAGATTACCGGAAGACTGAACATATATCACTACTTTAGACGGAGAGCTTGTCGGACAGGAAGAACCATTCACGGGAATGTGCGGTATCGAAAATGGAAAAGGGGATGATGAAGACTGTGTTATTGCCTGGATGCCACTTCCAGAACCATATAAGGAGGACTGACCATGATCGCGTTTTTATGCGGAGCGTTTATTGGAGCTAATGTCGGTGCATGGGGAGTGATTATACTCGCCATACTGTACGACAAACACCACCCAGACGATTAGAAAGGAGAACGGTATGCTGACAAGGAATAAGAAGCTGAAAGACTACGGTATTCCGGCAGAGGACATAGAAAAACTGAATACGATGCTGAAAGACTTCCCGGCAGAGTATGGATACCTGCTTTCTGGTGCTGCCTTGTCAGCTTGCCCGAAAAACACGGTGATAGCGGATATGGTAATTGAGAATATCTTACACCGGAAAAGTTACAGAAAAATCAGCAAAGAAAGATATATCCCGATGAATCCGAAAGACTTCTACGGATACAGGCGCAAGACCGTCGCTGTACTGTATGAGAGGATGCGGTTGTTGGGAGTGTGGGAGGAAAAATAAATGAAAGAATATAAATGTCCAAAGTGCAATAGTAAAAACCTTTTTACCAAGAAAGTTGGGAATAATACGGGATTGTATTGCGAAGATTGCGGTGCATGGATTAAATGGGTCGGAAAAAATGAGCTGAGAGCGTTTGAATATTTAACTAAGCAGAAACACGTAGACGATGCTAATAGCAAACAAGACGATATTGCAAGCATCATTTATAGCACTCTCGATCATATGTATTGCGATAATTGCAGATTCAATAGCGAAATTAAAGAAAGTGATAGTGATGAATGGAACTGTGATGAATGCCACAGAAAATATAATGGATGGGGAGTTTCCATGCAGGAAAGTAATAAAATTGCAAAAGAAATTTTAAAACAGTTAGGAGAATAGAATATGAGCAGACTGATTGATGCAGACAAAATAATTGACTCTCTTGGAAATTCGGATATGGATTTTGCAATAGGTGCAGTTATTGACGAGCAGCCGACAGTTTTTGACATTGATAAGGTTGTTGAACAGTTAAAAGAATTAAAAATGAGATACTTCTTAACAATTGCAAATACAGGCGATGCAGACAAAGATTGTGCTTACAAAAATATTGCAAATACAATTGATAAAGCTATTGAAATCGTGAAAGGCGGTGGAGTTGAATGAAATATCCAGAAGAGATGTATATTGATAGTCAGATATTTGCAGGAGACATGGATGGCTCAGAATCCAATTTGACAGAAAAAGTCGTAAAAATAAGGAATTCTCATTTATGCTGTGTATGTGAAAAGCAAATACCTAAAGGCGAAAAAATGTTAAACCAAAAAGCAATAGTAGAAGGACAAGGATGGTGCAGTTGCTACATTTGCATACCATGTGTTGAAAATTGGCTAGAAGAATCAGGGCAAGTAGAAGGCGGTGGAGTTGAATGAGCAACGTATCAGTTGAAACATTGGAAAAGTTAAAAGATAGTATGGTCGGAAGAAGATATAAACACTTCAAAGGAAGAACCTATGTTGTCACCGATATTGCAGTCCATACAGAATCTGATGAAATCATGGTGATCTACAAGTGTTTTACAGACCCACTTGTAACATGGTGTAGACCGTTATCTATGTTTATGAGTGATGTGGATAGGATCAAATATCCAGATGTAAAGCAGAAGAAAAGATTCGAACCGCTTTCTGAGCAGGAGGTGCAGAACGCATGAGAGAAATTCTTTTCAAGGCAAAGCGGATTGATAATGGTGAATGGGTTGAGGGAAGCCTCATAGATTTAGATATTGACAGCGGATATTGTTATATTGTTCCACCGTATAAAAAAGCGAGTATATTGCCAATCAACTTTTTGATAACAGACAGAATGAAATTGGTTGTTCCCGAAACTCTCTGCCGATTCACGGGACTTTGCGACAAGAACGGTAATAAGATTTGGGAGAATGACATTATCAAATATCATTTCGGAGAAAACTATGCTCCAATCAAATATGGATGCTATCAAAATTGTTTTGATTCTCAGAAAACAGAACATGTCGGATTCTATGTAGATTGGTCGGATGGCAAATGCCTTAGAAAAGATTTAGGGTATTGGATTAACATGGTAGACACTATGCCAGTTGGAAACATTTTCGACCAACCAGAATTATTACAGGAGGAATCAGATGAGTAAATCAGTATTAGTGATAAATACGCCAAAATATTGTGCTTTATGCGTTTTACGCAGTGGAGTGTCTCACCCGTTCTGTAGAGTAAACAATAGAGATATTACAGATTTGAGTATTAGACCTGAATGGTGTCCATTGAAGCCACTGCCGGAGAAAATGAAAGTAACTGGGCTTTATAACGGCGAGTATTTCAAAGCGGGAGGCAAACTACCGAGCTATAAGATCGGTTGGAACGATTGTATTGATGAGATTACAGGAGGAAACGCAGATGATTGACTTAAAAAATACATGTGTTCTGGTCAGGACGCCAGAAGAAAATGAGAAATTACTTAAAGAAGCTGAGAAACAGGGATTTCATTGGTATTTAAAAGACTATTGCGAGCCATTACAAGCACAATATTTTCCAGACATTTTAAGATTTTATGAATATGATATAACTTATGCGGCAAGTGTCAGATCAGACTTTGCTTTCTATGAGGCATCAGAACTCCTCGGGACAAAAGAAATGTCTGCAAGAGAATTTGCTGAACGGATTGCAGATGTAAGCAATTGTTGCGAACGTGAATGTATAGGATGTGTGTTGGACAACAGGAATAATAAGTGCAACACGGATTTGTGCAATACACGTAATTGGGAAAATAATATAGATGAACTTCTTGAAATTGCAAAAGTAGGAAAAGGGACAGTTCCTACACCGGAAGAGAAAGCAGTTGAAGATATTGAGAAGTTTATCGAGAATCCAGATCGTGCAGCGTTGAATGATGAGTTTGTAGAATCTTTGAAGCTGGCAGTTGAGAAGTTGAAAGAGGTGAAGTAGATGGAGAGATTAACAGAAAGATACGATGTTGCACCAAACGGAGAATCAGATGTCTGGGTTAAACAGCACGATTACATTTCAGCGGCGCGAAAGCTTGCCGAATATGAAGACTTAGAAGAACAGGGCTTGCTTGTGAGATTGCCGTGTTCTATCGGCACAACTGTATGGAATATATATGGCATGGGTATTCGAAAAAACGTGGTAAGCGGAATTGAATACGGAAAAGACGGCAGATGGGTTTTATGGGCGAACGAGGATGAATGGCTTGGAGAATTGAATGTTGTGGTATTCCTCACCCGTGAAGAAGCTGAGAAGAAGTTGGAGGAACTCAAAAATGAAATTTAAAGAATTTGTAAACTGGTGCAATGAAAGAACCTGTGATGGATGTTGGGGAATGCTAGAAGCAATAGCGTGTATTAATTTAATAAATGAGATTATGAAAATCCAATTTTGGAAAAGAGAAAAAATCTGGAAAGAAAATTATGAGCAACAGGTATTGGAAGAGATTATTAATCCGATAGAGAAGAATTTGGAGGAGATGGAGAATAGCTGAATATGTTAAAAAGTCAGATGTAATAAAAATCATGGAAAATAATTCTCACATGATAGAGGTATTTGGAGTTAAGAAGAAAATGATTGACGGATTCGCAATGGGTTGTGATTTCGCAGATCTGGAAACTGTCAGTATTGAGGAGGACGATAAGGAGGATTAACATGAAACCAGAAGAAGCAAAAGACATATTATCCGATATGAGAGACCAGCATTTATGTTTCCTTGAAAGTTCTGAAAACAAAGATGAATGGTAGAAAAAATATCTCAAGGAAGCATGGGCGTGTGATTCCGGAGCAAAAGCATTGGAAAAGCAGATTCCATGCAAACCTGAAGAATATGTTCCAGATTTTCCGTACAATATATTTTCCACTCAAAAATGTGCGAAATGCGGAACACCTGTTATTGGTAAAAAAATAAGCAAGTACTGTTTTGAATGCGGGCAGAAAATTGACTGGAGCGAAGAAAATGACATATAACATTGACGAAAGCGTTATTGCTAGAAGTGTTGACCATTACGGAGAAGAAATTCAGGCAACCGTCTGCATGGAGGAATGTGCGGAACTTATACAAGCAATCAGTAAGGAAAAACGTGGAAAATCGACCGTGATAACATGATAAAAGAAATTGCAGATGTGTTGATCTGCATCGAAATGCTAAAGCAAATGTATATGATTTCCGAAGATAAAATTAATAAGTGGATTGAGAAGAAACAAGCGAAATAAGCAGAAAGGATGGAAAAGAATGAATAAGAAAGAAATCGCAGAAATTAAGAAACAGTTTACTCCAGTCAATTGCACAATCACACGCATTTGTGGTTGTTATGTGGACGCAGAAAAGAACAAGAAAACCAAAATTAAAGAAGCATTCCTGTCTCTTCCAGAGGAAGAAATGTTTAAGTATTTTGACATTTTCAAGAAAACCATGTCTGGCAGACTTGGAAAAAACCTTATGAACCTTGATTTTCCATTATCACAGGAAAAAAAGGGTGGAACACAGGAATTTCTTATGCGGATTAGAGCAAGTAAGCTTAAAAATGACGAACTTTTGGACGAGTTATACGACAAAGTGATTGAAAATTACGATTATCACGAAAATTACTACATAGTTCTCATTCATGCAGTATATGACATTCCAGGAAAAGCTTCTGATGGAACCGAAATGCACGATGCATCAGAAGAAATTTATGAACACATTCTGTGCAGCATTTGTCCAGTAAATCTTTCAAAGGCTGGGCTTAGCTATGATGTGGCTGAAAATAACATCAAAGACAGAATTCGTGATTGGGTAGTCTCAAGACCAGAAACAGGATTCTTATTCCCTGTATTCAATGACAGAAGCACTGATATTCATGGAACCTTGTATTTCAACAAAAACATAAAGAATATTCATCCCGACTTCATTGAAAACGTTCTTGGCGCACCAATTCCCCGTATACCCGGCAACGAGATCAATGTCTTTTCAGATTTTATTATGGACAATTTCGAAGGAAATACAACATTCAATTTCGCGGAAAGTCTGGTTGAATCTTTGCAGGAAGTAAGAGAACAGAAGAAAGACAGCCCGGAGATTGTAACCGTGTCATGTGATGAAATGGAACAGATTTTTGGATATTGCGGAGTTCCAGACGAGAAGTTGTCGGATTTCAAAGAAAACTGGGAAATGTATTTCAGCAATGAACCCGTTGCTCTTGACAATATTCATAATTCAAAAACTGCAAAAATTGTAACACCAGATGCAACAATCTGCATCCAGCCAGATAAAATTGCTCTGATTGAACTGAAAGAAATAAACGGTGTTCCATCTCTTGTAATTCCGGTAAATGGAGAACTGAAAATCAATGGAATGGAAGTTGAATTAAAATAAACACTTTTGAAAAACCAGGAATTGGAGAAAGGAATTTTAGAATTGGCACAGAAACGAATGTTTACGATGAAAATTGTTGACAGTGACGCATTTTTGGATATGCCGGCAACAACGCAATGCTTATATTTCCATTTGAATATGAGGGCTGACGATGATGGATTTATTGGAAACCCAAAAAGGATAATGAAAATCACAGGAGCAAGCGAAGATGATCTGCGATTATTGATTGCAAAAAGGTTTGTTCTTACGTTTGAAGACGGTGTAATAGTAATCAAACACTGGCGAATGCATAACACATTGTCAAGAGATAGATACACGGAAACTTCATATATTGACGAAAAGAGGATGTTGCTTTTAAAAGAGAATGGAAGCTATTCATTAGCAAGCGGAAATGTTATTGACGATACCAAATTAATAGAGCGTTCAAACCGTCAGACGCACAACAGACGCAACAAAGACGCAACAAAGACGCACGCAGAGAAAGATATAGGTTTAGATAAAGATATAGATATAGATAAAGAGAAAGATAATAAATTAATAGTATCTAAAGATACTATTTGTCAGACTGATGTCCGACGCGTCATCGAAGAATGGAACAAATTACAGGAAGTTGGCATCAATCCAATACGCGATATTAAACCATCATCAAAAAGATGTCAGTTACTCAAAGGGCGAATCCGTGAATACGGAATTGATGAAGTCCTTAGTGCAATCAACAACGTTCGCTACAGTGATTTTCTGCGAGGAGAGAATAACCGCGGATGGATGATAACATTTGACTGGTTCGTAAAGCCGAATAATTTTACAAAAGTTTTGGAAGGAAACTACAATGTTATAAAAGGAGGCGACATCAAGCATGGAACCGGTAGAACAGCTCAAGCGCATGTCAAACCGCTTATCCCATTCGATCAATGCGGAGGAAGCAAAATCTCAGATACTCCATTTGCAGACTGATTGTCCTGATTGTGGCGGTTCTGGTTGGATATGGTCAAGGGACGATAATGGCGTTCCATATTGTGAAGAATGCCATTGCGGAATCAGAAAGAAGATGATCATGCAGAACCAGCTGCAATTTGCTGAAATGCCGGATATGTACAAAGAATGCAGATTTTCAAATATGAAAAGCAGCGTGTATCAACTTCCAGAAAGTAAGGAAATATTCATACAGGCGGCAAAAGCTGTTAAATATTGGCTCGAAAATATCCAACAGATGCAGAAACAGGGAATTGGGCTGTACATATATTCAAATACTAAAGGTTCTGGAAAGACAAGGCTTGTATGTAGCATGGCAAATGAGATGATAGAAAAACATCAGAAATCGGTAAAATTCACAACATCCCTAAAAATTCTTGATGAGATAAAGTCAACATGGGGAGAACGAGGAAAAAACGCAGAGAATAAGCTGATTAGTGATTTGACTTACGCGGATATTTTGATTATTGACGATTTTGGTGCGGAATCTGGGAAAGATTGGATTAATGAAAAATTCTACGGAATCATCAATGGTCGGTATGTGGATAAGAAAACCACAATTTTCACCAGTAATTATCCTATTTCCCGATTGAAATATGATGACCGCATTACAAACAGAATTTTAGAGCGATCATTGGAAATCCCCTTTCCTGAAGAATCAGTCAGGGAACACATAGCGGATGCAATGAAACAGGAACTTATCAAAAAGATTCAAGGCGGTGAAAATGGAAAACAAGCGTAAACCGTGGAGAAAATTGACGCCACAAGAAATTCAGAATTTGACTAATCGTCAATGCACAGACTGCAAGTTCTATCCGAAATCAAACGGCACATCAGGGAAAATGCAACCGTGCGATTATATTTTTATGGTCGGCCATAGTCGAGGATGTGACCCAAGAGATTGCGTAAAAGAAGGCAAATTTGAATATGCAGCAACAAAGAAAAGGAGAAAAGCATGGAGGGCAAAGACGAAAAGTTAGATATCACGCCAGAACTGGTGCTTATATGTAGGAAAGTAATACGACAATACGCAAAGCAAATTGGTAGGCATGATTGCCACAAATGCGTCATATATGCAGAATGCGAGCATGACTTTGTCAGATGCCCGGAATTATGGAAGGACATCAGCCTATGAGAAGAATCAGCGAAATGTACAAGCGTTCGGGCGGTACGAACTATGAACATCAATGCTTTGAATGTAGGATGTTTAAAAACGTTAAAAGATGCAAATGCTTAAATTACGAACTGGATGCTGACTGGAATCCGAATTGGACAGCCTGCAAATTTTTTACAAAAGATGAAATAGAAGAAATACAAGGACAGATGAATATTTTTGATTTTGTGAAATGAGAGGTGAGCATATGGCAATTGTTACGATTGATGGGAAAGAAATTGACATCGAACAAATTGAACTGCCAGAAGAAATTATTAAAATCATAATTGAATGCTTAGGTTGACCGCAAAAATATTGTAGTGTAAAATGTGTCGTAACATGATATGTGCGGCACATTTCTACACAAAGGAGGAATAGTCATGGAATGTGTTGCGTATTTGCGTGTATCAACAGAAAAACAGGCCGAAGAGGGAAATGGATTAGACAGTCAGAAAAGAGATATTGAAAATTATTGCAGAAAAAATCAATTGATTATATCTGATTGGTACGAGGATGATGGCTTCACAGGTTCGAATATGAATCGTCCAGCATTGCAACGCTTAATTAATGATTGCTCAAAGAAAAAATTAAAATGTGTTGTAGCGTTTAAACTAGATCGATTATCAAGAAGCATGGTCGATGGAATATACTTAATTGAACGTGTATTCATACCTAATGGGGTGGATTTTAGATGCGTGCATGATAGTGTAAGCTACGACAGCCCAATGGAGCAAGCATACACTCAGATGATGGCAGTGTTTGCGCAACTTGACAAAAATACTATGCTGCTTAGAATGCGCGGTGGTATGCTGGAGAGAGTGAAACAGGGATATTGGATGGGAGGTGGCAACACCCCTTATTGCTATAGATATAGCAAAGAAGACGGAATCTTAGTTCCCATACCGGAACGCAAAGAAATGGCTTTGCGAGCTATGAATTTGTATATATCCGGTTATTCTGATGTTCGAATACAGAAATTGATAGGATTTAAAAGCGAGTTTGTTACACGACAGGTTCTTACCAGTCCTGTAAATATTGGCATGATTCCGTATAAAGGGAAACTATATAAGGGAAGACATGAACCAATTTTCGATATTAAAGTATTCGAATTAGCCCAGGAATTAAGAAAAACTCGTAAGCAAAGTAAAAGCTTCTGCGTTAATCACGAGAATCAGCTCTTGACGGGGCTGTGCTATTGCGGAGTGTGCGGATGCAAGATGAGATATCAGAAGTGGACTCATGGGAAGCATAAAATTTATTGCTATTCAAGAGATAATGGAATGTCGTACTTACCAAATTACAATCCGAATTGCAGCAATTCACTTGAGTGGGCAGAAGATATTGAAAAGCAGGTTGAAGATGAGATTTTAAAGATTTCCCTCAATTTATCATCGCATAAGCCAAAAGAAAGAGAAAGCTGTCTAGACATTTTGAGTAAACAACTCCAAAAAGAGAAAACGAAGCTAAAACGTCTGTATACTCTTTATGCTGAGGGAAATGATACGGTTCTGGAGATGATAAAAGAAACGGAATCCGGTATAGATGAGCTAAAACTAAAAATACAGAACGAGATGAAGAATCCGGATAACTCACAGAAGAAAGAATTTGTATACGATAATATAAAAAAGCTTGCCGATGTGTGGGAACACATTGACAAGCAAAACAAAAACCGTATATTAAAAACTATAATATCAAAAATAATTATAGTCAATGGAAATATTGAAATACAGTTAAAAAAATTTTAGCATAAACTATATGCCATAGGAACTGCATTATGTAAGTGCTAATAAGTGCCGCACGTATCATGTCAATAAATAACAGGAGGGTAACGATGATCTCACAGGGAATTAGTCATACCGCATATGATGTAATGAGAGAATACATGATTATAGGAGCAGAACTGGACGGAAAATATCAGATACCGATGTTAGATAGATACACAGGGCATCCGGGAGAAGATACGGTTGATTTCAAGGATAGTTTCAGTTTGAAGATTAAGAATCACCGCAAGCTGACAGTGAATTTCTACATCCACGACTACGAATTTGAAAAAATTTGGAATAATCCAGATAGATACCTGGAACATTTAAAATGTTTCCATAGCGTGATAGGCCCTGACTTTTCTATGGCAGTGGGAGAGAATGGGATGCCATTTGCAATGAATATCTATCAGAAGTACCGTAATCATGCATTGTCTCATTATCTCAGTATGAACGGAATTAAAGTTATTCCGAACGTAAGTATACCGACGGAGCATTGCTATGACTGGGCTTTTGATGGTGTGCCAAAAAGAAGCGCCGTAGCATGTTGCACCAATGGAAGAATTAAATCCAGAGCATCCAGAGAAGAATTCTGTATAGGTTTTAAAGAAATGGAAAGGCGAATAGAACCGCTTCGAGTTATCGTTGTGGGGAAAATACCACCTGAACTCAATACGGACGTAGAAATCATTAATTTTAAGACTAGAAGTCAGAAGATCAAGGATAAGGAGGGAAAATATGGGGTATAGTACTGGAAACTCATTGAGAAAGAAATCGAAGACCAAAAAACAGGAAGAACGAGAACAGAGGATGAAAAGTGGAACCGCAATAAAGAAGAAAAGAAGCACTGGTAAAGTAGATCATCTAAATAAATTGAAATAATTTTACATTTTCCACAGTCCCAAAATAGATACTATAAAAATATTTGTACAAAATTACAAATAAATAAAAATTATAAAACGACCCGTATCCATGGAAAAATGATTTTTTTCGTTCAAAATCCATGCTTCGGGTCTTTTTGAATGTCTGTGAAAATTAGCGCTCGTGAGGCTTCATAGTAAAGCGATGATACATCAAGGAATATACCCGCGGCAAAGCATGTCGCCATCCGATGCGCACGATCATACTAGAAACATTGTAATTAATTGCATAATTGCGCCTAAAATCAATTCGAACGGCATAAGCCTATACTTTATCGGGTGACGATATAAAACGGCTTAAAAACCAAAAATACAGCGTTACAGCACGAACAGGAACATAAACACACCTATAAATATATCTAGCAAGCCCGTAAACGTGTATAAAATCAATTTTATATTTACAGTCGATAAAATTCACATGTAAGCATATAAACAGCCGTAAAATGCCAAATAAGTGCTTGCAAGGATAACGAAACCGGCAACAGCTGCATAAACTGTACAGAATCCAAGTCGGCAATTATCCACATTGACATATATTATCATAATACGCCTGTTATATTTTGCCGTCAATCCTTTTAGTTGATTGTGTAAAACTGCTCAGAAACGATTTTATAGCCGTATGCGGTATATTTTACCGAAAGCCAGTTATAAACCGTTAAAAGTCGAATAAAAGGCACTACAGCAGAAATCCCGGCACAGGTCACGAATCTACACCACCCGAAGAGGATGCAGGACACGAGAAAAATAGCAGCTTTTTACTGCTCTAAATAATATATATTTGTTATCGTTGGCAAGTCCCGGAAGAATTCCAGGAACCCGGAGCCGTCAAGAATATTATATTGTCGGTCAGAAGTTGGAATTATACGACCATCCTTGATCTCCATGCAGGAAAGCTGCAAATGATCCGCTTTTTTGGGTGATCTATGCAACGCATACCGCATAACAGACACCACCCCAGACTGGCAACGTACTGGCGGCAAGTCGTACCAGATCAGCGAGACAGCACCAGAAGAAACGGCATCGAACACTTTTCTAGCGTCCTTTTTTGCGGCTGCCTTAATCTTATCAACAACGGAAAAATCACCGCTTAAAATTGCGTCAACGGCCTGCTTGGACGTTGGTTTTATAATTCTGTCTATCATATATAATCCCCTTTCTGATTGAAAAACAGGCGGGAAAGCCCCGCCCGAAATTATTTTATTTAGTTCAAACAAGCGTTTATTTTCTCTTTCAGATGTGGGAACGCTTCACAAATTTCTTGCACGCTGTCGGCGTAATAATCTCCGACTATTTTATTAAAAATTGTGATATTTCCAGAGTAAAAACACCCAAGATCATTAAACCAAATATCGAGCCCGGTTGCCTGTTCTTTTTTATCGTTGTACCACATGTCAATCTTGATCATGTTTTCTTATCCTCCTTAAATTTTTGTTAAAAGACCGCCGGGGAAATGCTCCCCGGTACGCTTGCCGGCCTAATTAAATTTAACTTCAAGCGGCTTTACAATTCCACTTCTTAATTCTTCGAGCGCGATTTTATTAACTTCATTTTTGCGATAATCCACCTCGTAAGAATCAATAATTTTGTTTTGATTGTTCATTCTTGTATAAAATTCTTGTGTATCATCTTCCCAGTACCAGACAAAATAAGTATGCAAGATATAATTCTTATCATCATAGACACGTTTACAACGTCTTTTACTGCCGTTCATCAAGAAAATATCTTCATGCGCGTTTAATGCGTCAAATTCTATATCAGAAAGATGATGTTCTATTTCTTTATATGTCCAGATAACAGCACCGCCCCATGTATTTTTTTCGGTCACAACTGCTCTTTTAGTTCTTAACCATGCTTGCATATCTTCTTTAGTTCTCCATGCATAGTTATTCATTCCAGCTTTAGAAGCAAAATATTGATAATCTCCGTTGTTTTCTGCTTTTCTATATGACAAATAATATTTATCATGTGTTTTTTGGGAAAACATTTCTTTATTATCGTTACACTCCCACAAATTAACTGTTGCAGTAAAATAAATTCCACCATTTGCGCAAGCCCCAGCATTTCCCCAAGTCCAAAAAGTATTGCTTGACATGCCTTTATATGCAAATTCGTTTTCTTTGTGATGGTTGAATGCACCGCCTGAAACACTACCACATAACTTACTATCGCAAATACTCAAATGCACTCCGGCATTTTCACAAAGTTCTATATTTTCCCCTCTCTTCATTGTCGCGGTTGCTTTTGGGAAATATTCCCCGTATTCGTTTGTGTACTCTACTACATCATATTTTTGAATAACGTCTATAGAACGTGATCTTTCAATCATTTCGATAATACGGTTTACTTTTTCCACGTCTGATTCATCAAGCCCATAATAGCTGTCGAAAAGCTCGTTTTCTTTCTTTAATGTTTCAAGTGTGTATTTTTTCATAGTTCATTTACCTCTCTTTTTATTTTTTTAAAGTCCGGCGGTTGCGTTGAGGCTACGGCTTGACCGCCGCCGGAGAAATTAATTGATTTTTGTATCTGTCCAGATATTAAGGATTGAGCGAAAACAGTTTAATTCGTCAACCAGAAAACCGCCGCCATTAATATGAAATATTGCGCGTTCTCCATACTCTTCATTGATGTCCTGAACGAAGTTGTAGAACTCCTCAAACCGTTCCAGGCGGTCAAAATCTAAAATATACCATTTATGACCGGCTGGAAGAGTTTTGATAAATTCCTCCGCGTTACTCGGGCAATTGAATGCACCCGAAACGCTCACTTTGCTTTTACGGTCGTCTTGTGTGCTGCGGTCGATCATTATGAAGACTGCCCAACTTAAATACTTTGTATATTTATTCATTGCTTTTTTCCTCCATTCTCCCGGCTTTGCGACCGGGTTGGTTGTTCTCTGTTGATGGTTATATAATACTATATATAACGCACATATACAAGACGGAATACTAACCAAATAACGCACATATATTAAAGACAAAATTGTGCATAATATATAACGCACATAAATATATTGACAATCTAACGCACATACATTATAATAGAAGAAAAACGAAACGGGAGGCGGTCGAGTTATGGCAACAGAAGCACAGCGTAAAGCAGTCAGAACATATGAAAAAAACAACTATAGACTTAATATAGTATTTCCCAAGGACACCAAAGAACGCATTGAAAAATTAAACCTTAATAAAAGCAATAGCGCATTTATTAGAGATACCGTTCTTGCAGAGCTGGACAGACTTGAAAAAATATTAAAATAACGCACATAGATATATTGACAATCTAACGCACATACATTATAATAAAGATAACAAAAGAAGAACTCCCCAGACGGGGAAATATAGGAGGGTAAGAAATGCAGGAAATTTACAGGAGTTTTGAAGGGAAGTTAAATGTTGATTGTCAGGACGGATATATTATCCTTGAGTTGAAAGAAAGATACCAAATTGAATGGTTGACTGTCTGGGGGAAAACGCAGAAAATACGAGTAAAAAAAGATCTGCTTCCGGTGGAAGATTTCGGAAATGCTTCGAAAATATCTGAACTTTTTACGGATATTTCGCATGGATGTTTAAAAGGATGCATGTATTATTACAAAAACTCGTGGTATAGCTATGACAAAATACTTGAGATTCAAAAGAAAAATCAAAGTAATAACTGGCAGGCATATGTATAAAATTAACAATTAAACAAGGGGAGGGAACAAGAGGATAATTACAAACAAGCCATATTTGAATACAAAATAAGCCCTTTGGAATTCACCAAGGGGCTTTTATCATGCTTTTTTGTGGCGGCTTTTGGAGAGATAGCGCATAATATACGCCCATTAACAGCCAACCGCCGAAGCTGTTATAATATAACTAACACAACAAATCGCATTTTGTCAAGAAATTTTTTTATTTTTTTTGCTTGACTTTTTCCAGATCGTTGCGCTATACTCACACCAACGACGGCCGCGGGGAACTCATGGAGGGATAGTTGGAGCAGCTGACGCGAAAAAAAATAACGATAATTTACAGCCAGATCAGACCGGATCAGATGCCGGAAGGTCTGGCTTTTTGTGTGCCTAATAGAAATATATATATTATATATTAATGAATTACCAGTACACTACTGTATGTTAGTATCTTTTATATCCCTCCATAGATTCCCTAAGGTTAGAGTTGATTAATAATAATTATTATATATAATTATATACAGTATATAGAAATATAGTATAATAATATACATAGATATAGTATATGCTGTTATATGAGATTGACTAAAAGTTTTAAATTAATAGTTGACAGAATAACAACTTGTATGTTAATACTGTTAATAGAGATACAGATACAGGCCGAAAGCGAGAACGAACCGCTGGAGGACTGAACCGGTTAGCTACTGGACAACGAACCAGAGCCGACCGGCTTTTTTTATTTATAATGGTTTAATAGATTAACGTTATAAAGTGAGGTGATACAGTGAAAAATTCAAATACTATAACAACATCCCAAAATATAGAAGTATATGAAAACAAAATATGGTTATTGGTAGATGAATATATAAACGCTGTATTATGCATACATCAAGAAGATTACGACAGTATAGAAAAGTATAAAAAAGATATAGCTAATAATCGTATTGATATGTTTTTTTATATTGCTGATCATATTGAAAAACCAAGTAATAATGATATAGAACTATTAGACAGTATATTTAATATATATATACGTGTATGTGGTAGATATGGTATATCACCTACTTTGCAAATGTTTGGAATATTAGTTGGAATTAATAACATGACGTTTAGCGATTGGGCGAACGGAGACTACAGAACCGCCTCAACGCATGGCATAACGGTGAAAAAATGGAAAGAAACATGTGGAGCCTTTGCGTTGGATAAGCTACACAACCAGGATGGCACGAATGCCAACTTGATATTTGCTTGTAAAGTAGCTTATGGCATGGCGGAAACGGCACCAATTCCAGCAGGACAGCAGCAGGGCATACCGCAACAGACAGCGCAACAGATCGCAGATAAATACAAAGACGTTCTAGAGCTTCCAGAGATGGAAAAGCCGGAGCTATAACAATATGTTGTACTTTCTGGGACTATCGCACAATATATAGTAACGTTCAATGTTCTTTTAGGGTGTACTCTAAGTATACATCGGCATAACAACGATTTTTTGTGCAATATGACAATAAAACGCGAGTAATATTCCTTGATCGCTGCCGCAGACCGAACGAATAACAGCGTTAAGGCCAGAGCAGCGGGAACCCATAGGGAAAAGGGCTACCCGGTCAGCGTTACCAGGAACAGACCCGGGAGGGGGTATATATACAGACCCACATCGGCCTAGTGAGTCCTCCGAGTTCCCGAAAAAATAAAAAAGCCCCGTCAATGTGACGGAGCAAGTAAAAAAAAGAAGAGCCATTACGACTCTTCTCTAACATCATCAATATTAAATTTGACGATTACATCTGGTATGGCTTCAACCACTATTTGGCATCCGAGGAAATCCAGAATAGTAATCAACTCATTAGCAGAAAGCGTTCCTCTGGAAAACTTATTTGCCAAAGCTTGTGGAGAAGTTCCAAGATGTTCGGCAACTTGAACATTGGTTGCTTTTTTGAGTCTCATTATCTGTTTTACTTTTTGAGAAACCATAACGATACCTCCTATAATTATATAATAAACGCAAACGTTTCAAAAATCAATAATAATTCACTTGAATGTGAACAATATACTTGCAATCGCACACGCTAAGGTGTATAATTTATTTATAAAGAAACAGGAGCGTGTATATATGAAGGTAGGATATGTAAGGGTTTCAACAGTTGACCAGAACGAAGCAAGACAGATTGAAGCCATGAAAGCAGATAGCGTTGAAAAAATATACGTGGACAAACAGTCAGGAAAAGATTTTAATCGTCCGCAATACCAGCAAATGATTTCGGAACTTAGAGAAGGTGACATGCTGGTTCTCCATTCTATCGATCGTCTCGGAAGAAATTATGAAGAGATTCTGGAACAATGGAGGATTATTACAAAAGAAATCAAAGCGGACATCATGGTTCAAGATATGCCACTTCTCAATACATCCATATCAAAAAATTTGGATGGTACGTTTGTAGCAGACTTGGTTCTCCAGATTCTTTCGTATGTATCGCAAAAAGAAAGAGAAAATATCAAACGCCGTCAAGCAGAGGGCATTGCCATTGCTAAGGCTCAGGGCAAATATAAAGGACGTGCAAAGAAAGAGATTGACAAAAAACTTTTTGAAGATACTAAAGCCAGATGGCAGAATGGTGAGATTACAAAAATTCAATTTGCTGAGATCATTGGAGTTTCCAGGGGAACATTATACAAAATCTTAGGGGAGGAAAAGGATGATTGATTTTACAAACAAGGCTATTACTACAAAAAGTGATTTAGAATCGGAACAGTTACTTAAAAAAGCTGTGGCACAAGGGTTTGGATTACCAAAAGGCGAAAAAGCTTTAATCGCTAACAGATTCTTTAGATTTATCGGAACTCCATATAAGCAGATTTTAATTCCAGCAACGATAAGCCATGCAGAATTTGACCAGGCTATTTCTTACACGGATTTGTTTGGTGATCCTGAAACGGAATTAAGAAAAATTGTTGATTCAGCTACAAGATGGTGCAGAGCTTATGGATATGAGCATTTAAGCATATTTGCAAATGAGGGAATAGATAAATTTTCTGGCAAAGGACTTGCGAAAACTTCAGAAGGCATTATCAAGCGTGTTGATGCTGATGTGATGAAGCCAAGAAAGATTACTATTGCCGAGTTGGAAAAACAGCTTGGATGCCCGATTGAGATTGTTAGTTAAGGATGCTGCCTATGAAAAATAATAATCCTCAAGGCGAATCCATCCGCATCCGGTTACCGTACCAGCTAGAACGAAAACTCATAGCTGAGAAGAACCGAACCGGCAAAAGTATATCACAGATCACAAGGGAAGCCCTGGCAGAATATTTTCGGAGAAGGTAGACGAATGTCGATATTCAAAAATTTTTTAAAATATAAAAAAGGCTTTTCTGGAGAATTTGACGTGCATCCGCTTGAAAAACCTTTAATGCATGACAAGGTATATGAATATCATCACAAGAAAGCTGTTCTTGAAAATGAAATGTTGTACGATACAGAAACGGCAAAAAGGATTTTTGCGGACGAATCAAGCTTGGAATATATCTCGTTTGGAGTAAGCACGCAAAGGGTTTATTTCTTAACTCCGAATAGGCATTGGTTTTCAGCTGAAGAGAGAATCGAAACTGAAAGTGGAATAACTGATGTTGGCGAATGCCGCATACAGGTTACTAAAACAATTTTTGTGTATAGCAATCTTCGAATAGAAAAAACACACAGGGTCAAAGATCTGATTGGCAAAAACAATTATGAATTGTACAAGAAATATTTTGGGGAGGTAGAAGAAGCATGAAAAGATATTACATTTTTTCCGAAACGCATGAAGATAATACATATCTTGAAATTTATGCCGGATCTGATGAGAAATTCGAAAAAAGAGAAAATATGATAAAAGTTCAGGGAGAAAATCTCTGGTGTACCAGAGATTTTGGCAATACTTGGGAAAAAATCGAATTAAAAGGAAATGATGTTGAAGCGGAAACAAAATCAGAAAAGAAAGAAGATGCATCGCTTCCAGACGAACCAATTGACGTGGCATCCATGCTGATTAATGCAACGATAACTGTTGAAACTAGCAAATCCGGTACATTTTCACCATTGCATGATAAAGAACCACAGACCTTTGCAAAGTACGACATAAATCAGCTTCAAGAGATTGCAGAACATCTTCTGGTGTACTGCGAAGCGCAGGAAAGGGGATTCAAAGATGCCTGTTGTGAAAATTGTGAACCCTAAACCGTATGATTGGAGAGGGACGCAGTGTTTTATTGATGGGAATAAAGTTCCAAGAGTAAAATCAGTGGATTTTCATGTTGCAGTTGACGAGGTTCCGACATTTGTATTCGAGATGATGGCCGAGCCGGATATTGAAATGGAGTGCTTGGCACAAATCAGTTTCACTTCTCAATCAATTACTGATGCAATTTTAGTTTTAAGGCATGAACTGTTACAACACGGGGAAATTTACCACGGCTTCAAAGCAAGTCTAAAATCGGCCTTAGAGCATTACAATTACTGTGGATTACCATTTGAGCCGGAAGAAGAAATCGCAGAGAAGATACTTAATTTTATGATTGGAGAGGAACAATGAGATTACCATTAACCATTATCGCAGTAGCAATTAATATTCTGATATTTACTACATTAGCTGCATTTTTAATGAGCCGGAATTACAAAGGCAATCAATTTTCCACAGCATTTTTCTTGCTGATGGAAGCAGGAATGATACTTAATACAGTTTTGATTTGCACAGCGAGGTAAAAATATGCTTTTAGCATTTCCAATGCAGATTATCCTGTTCATTATCGAAGAACGGGTTAATCATATAAGCAATGCGAAAGGATACGCTTGTCCCGTAGTGGAGCGGTACGCAAGCAAACGATCGAGACATCCGATTTAGCAAACATGGCTCTACAAAAAAGAGAACAACTTAGTTATTTAAATGCTGAATTCTCCACATAAGTTGTGCTGCAATTGTAGAGCACATAATAAAAATATTATCACACACTCAATTCTTTCTCCTGCTTTTGTAATGGTGCGGAGTGGGAGAAAGATTTTAGGGCTATCACCAAAAGGTAAGGTAACGGACTTTGATTCCGTCATGTGTGGGTTCGAATCCCACTAGCCCAGTTTGCCGGGTTGCGCATGTACCTGGCAATGGTTTATTTTACATAGACCCTCCGACGAAAACCCATCTAGCTCAACGGAGCTGATTAAAGGGGCTTCAAATGTCCCGGATGGGAATCATCGTAAAAACGATGTACTCTATTTAGCCATGACCTTTGTTGCGGCTGGTGGCAAAGAACCGCAACAGTAGAAGCAAATCAACTCAAAATCTGCAATCCGGGAGACTGCTTCTACTCAGGAAATTTAGTTCAGCGGTTAGAACGCCCGGCTCATAACCGGGAAGCCTTGAGTTCGAATCTCAGAATTTCCATTTCTTCCGTATGCTACCCATCCGTTTTATGGGCAGAAAAAACTTTCGGATGAGCGTATGTGAATCAGAATGAGCAAAGGTATGTAACGGCATAGGCTTGTGCTTGATCTGATTTCCCGTCCGATAAATGTTTCTTAGTTTCAATAAGCCATCACAAGCGCGCATTGATGACAAGGGAGTTTTCAAGAAACATAAAGTCAAAAGGCATAATAATATCCGAAACAACTTCGTGGGGCTGGCACGGCATAAAACAGCCTAGTGGAACGCATAACACGAAAAAATCATTGCTAACCCGGGGTGCCCGGGTTTTGGGAGAATATTCCGTAGGGGTAGCGGTGCTGGCTGTAAACCAGTTGCTTAACGGCTCGGGTGGTTCGACTCCATCTTCTCCCATTATCTCATATTCAGATGAGATATGAGGATGCTGTCCGAGATGTAAGAAACAGTCGGCTAGTGGGTTGCCGGTACAAATATGCTGAAAATCCACATAAAGCAGGATAGAGAAGTGGTTTCTTCCTGGTTTTCTTATCCAGAGACGGTGGTTCGAATCCGCCTCCTGCAATTAATCCGTCTATCGTTCAGCGGATTAAAACAAATTCTCAATACACCTTCTTTCTATGAATGTGGAACTCAACCCAATTGCTCTTTCATTGGAGTGATTGACCGTTATAGGCGGTAAATATGGCGAGGTAGCTCAATTGGTAGAGCAGTAAAAGATTGTAAGTCATGTTTGTGACTTCTACAGCAATTCTTCCATTACAAGGTACGTGTTGATGGTTCGACTCCATCCCTTGCCACTATGTGGTGCTTACAGCAATTATTCTGGATATGACTGTAAATCATAAAACCCGAAAGCATCATGAAAATTAGGGGACACTTACAGCAACTTATTTATTAAATGGCGAATATTTTATAATTCATTTTATTTTTTGTGTCCTGAAAGGAGAAAAACATGGATTTCGCAAACGCAATGAAAAAAGAAGGCAAATTCACAAGAACCGAAAATGGTGCAGTCGCACTGAACACCACAAGCGATGCAAGACTTGATTTGTTCGGAACTATTGGAGCATTAAGAGATGCTGATGAGAATAGAATCACTACATTGTTCTCAGAAGCGTATGCACAGGATAAACTCTTTGCAACAAAGATAATTTTCTATGCAAGAGATATTCGTTGCGGACTTGGAGAAAGAAAAACTTTCCGAACCATTATTCGCTATATGGCAGAGCATCATCCAGAAGCACTCAGACCAAACCTTGATTTGATTGGAGTATTTGGAAGATACGATGATCTTTATGAATTGATTGGAACTCCATTGGAAGATGATATGTGGAAGACCATGAAAAATCAGTTCGAGGAAGATTTGAAGAATCTTAATGATGGAAAAGCAATTTCTCTGCTTGCTAAATGGATTAAAACTGCTGATGCAAGTAGCGCAGAGACTAGAAAATTAGGAATTCTGACTGCACAGAAGTTAGACTATCCAGTTTACAACTTTAAGAGAATCGTTCGCAGTATGAGAAAACAGATAGGTGTTGTCGAAAGTCTCATGTCTGCCGGCAAGTGGAACGAGATTAAATATCCAGAAGTTCCAAGCCGTGCAATGATGATTTATCGTAGAGCCTTTGCAAAGCATGATCCTGATGGTTTTAGCGAGTTCGTCAATAAAGCTGATAAGGGAGAAGTTAAAATTAATGCTTCAACCTTGTATCCATACGATATCGTAGAGAAAATTCTTTACGGAAAAGAAAACAACAAAGTTCTTGAAGCACAATGGAAAGCACTTCCAGATTATATTGAACAGGGAACAAATGCACTGATAATGGCTGATGTATCTGGTTCAATGTATGGAAGACCAATGGCAACCTCAATTGGTCTGGCAATATATTTTGCTGAGAGAAATACAGACGCATATCATAATTTGTTTATGACATTCTCTAGTAATCCACAGATTGTCACATTAAAGGGCGAAACACTTCACCAGAAAATAATCAATGTTGCAAAAGCAAATTGGGGTTGCAGCACAAACCTTAAAGCAGCATTTGAGAAAGTACTCGATATTGCTGAAGAGAACAATGTCTCTCAAGAAGAAATGCCGAAAGCTATAGTTGTTATCTCTGATATGGAAATTGATTATAGTGGAAATAAGGACTGGTCTTTCTATGACAAAATGGAAAAGAAATTCCAAAAAGCCGGATATATCATTCCGAACGTTATCTTCTGGAATGTATACAGCAGACATGATGTATTTCATGCTGATGCAAAACGTAAAGGCGTACAGATTGCAAGTGGCCAGTCGGTAACAGTGTTCAAACAGGTTTTACAGAATCTTGGATATAATCCAGTTGAAGCTATGGAGAATACAATCAATTCAGAAAGGTACGACTGCATTACAATTGAGAAAATATAAAACATACGGAGCGAACTAGGTGTAGTGTAGTGGTTCGATTCCACTTGTGGGCGTAGCTCTTGCGAATAAGGTTCCCACCGTTTTTTTGGTTTTTTGACGATATAATAAAATCAGCTTTGGTTAGTTAAGTGGTGCATTGCTGTAATGGTAACAGAGAGACTTGCTAAGTCTTCCAACAGAAATGTTGTCCGTGTTCGAATCACGGATGCACCGTTCCAATGAACTGCAATCATTGGAAGGATTTCATTTTTATCTTACCTTTCTATGAATGGTTTCCAGTACTCCACGTTGGGTGGCTAGTTACGGTTCAAGTCCGTGTACTGGAATTTTTGTTTGAGGAGGCGGCTTATGGAAGAAAAAGACTATTGTTGTACATGTAAATGGTACGCAACATACGAAGGTGTCTGCTGTAATGGTGACAGTGAACATTGTGCAGACTTTAGATTCCTTGATGATAGCTGTGAATGTTGGGAAGAAATTAAAGATGAAGATAATGGGCAAAGAAATTAACGATGAATGTTCTAAGTGCGGCAAAATCCTTGAATGCGAACTGTTCCGTCAAGGACATGGACTGCGACAAGAACGTGAGAATGTAGCAAAGATGATTGAGTGCCAGATGAAACATAGGAAGGAAAGAGAAAAGAATGATTAAAATTTTAGTTCCTGGAACATTAAAAAGAATAAATTGCGGAAAATGCGGAGCAGTGTTGCAGTACGATGAAAAAGAAGATGTTAAAGAAGAATGCATAGAAAAAATGTTTTCTACAAATATGCCATCTGGACGTGGACGTAAGCAGAAATATATCATATGTCCACAGTGCAAGAATAAAATAGTTACGTGGTCTACAAGATAGGAGAAGATGCCATGCTCAAGAAACTCTGCAATCTCTATATAAGACACAAGACAAAAAATCTCACAAGGATTCCATTGTTCACAATGGCTTTTAACTGGAAGAAGTTTCAGAAAAGCGGAAAAGAAAACAGCTGTATGTTATATACCTTGCATCCAGACATTGCAAAAGATCAATTTTTAAAAAAGAAATTGTCTGAATGCGTAGATTATATCCGGGATAACTATGATATGGAAACGTTTACTAAAATCTAAGGGAGGTAGTTATGAGAATTGAAGACATGGCAACATGGACAGTAGATCAGTTGAAAGAAGAATTTGTTCGTTTGGCCGATGAGAGAGAAACAAAGCAACATGAGATTTTAGACAAGGATAATAAAATCAACGAGCTTCAGGCTGAACTGTATAAAATGTGCGATTATAACGAAGAGTTAAAGAAGCAGATAAATCCTGAATTAGACCCAGCGTTTTGCGATGCAGTTAAGGATGTTGATGATTACCTTAGAAAAATTCAAGACAACTGCATTACGATCAATCAATTAGGAACTGCACTTGATGTAATTATTGACCGATATGCAAATCTTAGAAAGATTCATTGGGTGAGTTGATATGGGCGAAAAAGACGAAAAACAGTACTTTCTTAAAAAGCCAGATGGTGAGTACTGTCCGATTACCGAAATAGCAAACGTTCCAGAACACATACCACCTGATCAGAATGACGATTTACCGAATTTCAGTGAATACGAATCATTCACTATAAATTTTAAAATGAATTCAAATACTAAGAAAAGATTATTCTGGACAATATTTGCACCGGATAAAATAAATCGAAATAATTTTAGAAAAAATCATGGAATTCCGATGATACGCAGAGTTGCAGGACGAAAAGGAGTAAGAAAATATAGATGAGCATTAAATCAGCATTTGAATCTGAGGGGATAGATTTCTCTCAGGTAATGAATCCGCCTGAGCCGTGGGACGGACGGGCATTAATAAAGAACATCAATGGCAAACTGTGGTATTGTTGTCCTTTTTGCGAGAAGAAAGCACTTCTGATTAGCCCAGAGACAAAAATTCAGCATCTTAAATTGAAATGCAAGGGTAGTAACTGCAAGAAAGAGTTTGAGGTGAATGTATGAAAAAATATGGTGTAGTGAACTATCCAATTAAGATTATTGATGAAAAAATCATTAATGCACTAGCTGACATTGAAGTACATCATGAAGAAGGCAGACGGATTATTTGGGTAGAATGCGTCGTGAATTACACTGATCTTCCGAAGGAATGCATTCTTGAAATTGGATATCTTAAAAGAAAATTCAAACTCATGCATACGGAATCTGTTGTATCAGAATCAGGTATTTATAAGTTGAAATTTATGTTTGAACGAGTAGAAGATATAAATAAAAAAGACGAGTGGTGGGATTCACTTAGAAGTATTGTGAGGTGAGTAAATGAAAAAGATACCAACATTATTTGAGCGAGAATTTAAAGACCATAAGGTTGTAAAGGTTCTTCCGAAAGTGCATCCGGGCATGGAATGGGTACTGGAAGGAGAAGGGATTGCAACAGTCAAATATGACGGCTCTTGCTGTGCAGTAATTGACGGAAAATTTTATAAACGATACGACTGCAAGAAGGGTAAAATACCACCAGAAGGATTTATCCCTTGTTGTGAGCCAGATTCCATTACAGGTCATTGGCCGGGATGGGTAAAGGTTGATGAGAATAATCCGTCTGATAAGTGGTTTTTGAAAGCGTATAGTCCGATAAAAGGAAATGTAACAATTTATCTAGCTGACGGAACATACGAAGCAATAGGAAAACATTTCTGCGGAAATCCGTACAATATGGATTGTGATAAACTTGTTCAACATGGCAAAGAAATCGTTGAAGTCGAAAGAACGTTCGAGGGAATCAAGAAATATCTTTCCGAACACGAAATAGAAGGATTAGTTTTCTGGAAAGACGGAAGTCCACAATGTAAAATCAAGCGTTCGGATTTTGGCTTTGAATGGCCAGTAAGAATGAGAGGATGCACAGAATGAAAAAGATAATCGTTGCAATAACAGCTTTATCACTGACGCTTGGAATGGCTGGATGCCAGTCTGCCGCAAGAAATTGCGGCGGAAACACAACATTAGAGTTGGAACTAAACCAAAAGTTAGAGGAAATTACATGGAAAAATAATTCACTATGGTATCTCACACGCCCTATGACTGATGATGATATTGCCAAGACTCATACGTTTCAGGAATCTTCCAATTTTGGAGTATTTGAGGGTAGCGTAACTGTTGTTGAAAGGAAAGAATAAATAATTAATCAGAGAGCCAGAAAGGAGTGCCATTATGAGTGACTTGAAGATATTTACAGAAAACATCGAACCAGAAGCGTTAAATCAGATTTATACATTGATAAAACAGCCTGCATTTTCCGAATGCAAAGTACGAATCATGCCAGATGTTCACGCAGGGGCAGGATGTGTAATTGGTTTTACTGCCGATCTCGGAGATAAAGTAATCCCGAACATTGTTGGCGTAGACATTGGATGTGGAATGCTTACAACACAAATTCCTGCTGACGTTGGAACAATAGATTTTAAAATTCTCGACGAAGTAATAAGAAACAATGTTCCGTCAGGAAGAAACGTACGTGACGAAATCATAAATTTTGAAGAATTAGAAGAACTTCATTGTTTTTCTCGACTCAAAAATATTGAATGGATTCGCAGGAGCCTTGGTACACTTGGGGGCGGAAATCATTTCATTGAAGTTGACACTGATTCGAAAGGATTAAATTATCTTGTAATCCACACTGGGAGTCGGAATCTCGGGAAACAAGTAGCTGAAATATATCAAAAAATTGCCATAGAAGACATGCAAGGTACAGACAAGCTCGAAACTGAAATACAAAAATTGGTGAAAGAATACAAGCGTTCTGGCAGACGCAAGGAAATCCAACATGGTATTGACGAATTAAAACGAAAATGGAAGCCAGACAAACTGGGTATTCCGAAAGAATTGTGTTACTTGACAGGAGAACACAGAAAACAATATCTGCATGATATGAAAATCTGTCAAGAATTTGCAAGAATAAACAGACGATGTATACAGAGCACTATATTTTACACTATGAATTGGACGTTCCAAAGAAACACATGGTTTGATACAATTCATAATTATATTGACCACGATACAAACATTGTTCGTAAAGGGGCAATATCAGCTAGACATGGCGAAAAAGTTCTTATCCCAATGAATATGCGAGATGGATGCATTATTGCAGTTGGGAAAGGAAACGATGATTGGAACTGTTCGGCCCCGCATGGTGCAGGACGCATTATGAGCCGGTCAAAAGCAAAAGAAAACATCTCGTTAGAAGAATTTAAGGAGTCTATGGATGGGATATACACAACATCCGTTCAGAAATCCACAATTGATGAAAGCCCTATGGCCTACAAACCACCGCAAGAAATTATTGATAACATCAAAGATACTGTAGAAATAGTTGATATTATCAAACCTATATATAACTTCAAAGCAAGTGAATAACAGTCAAAGAGCCACATGAGAGCCAGACTAAATCCTAAAAAGAAAGGAGGTCTGGCTCTATTTTTATGCAAAAATTCACAGAAGGTTCGCTTGAATGGTATCGGGCAATTTTAAATCAAATCATTAATGATGATATGACAGTCTGTCAAAATCAGAAGGACTGCCTTGATTTACTTTTGAATATGAATATTGACCTTCCTTTCAAGGATAATCCAGATGCACGGAACATGGCAATGAAAGTCAGCCGGTACGCTCATACAGTTGCAGCAAGAAACGCGGCACTGACTGGAAGCGGTAATTTTGATGATATTTACTGGCAGTATTTACTGTTGGAATCCCCATGGGCGTTCGAGAGTTATTTGTTATACATGGAGAAGAATAGACCGGACAGCAAAAAGTTCTATATCCCAAGAAAAAAAACACTCCAAGTAGTCGCTCAAGATTTACAGGATTTGGAAGATAGGATAATTGAATTTTACGGTCTATCGTTACCAAGTCGTGTTGGTAAGAGTACTATGTGCATATTTTTTATGTCGTGGATAATGGGAAGACGACCAAACAGCCACAATGCAATGGGCGGTCACTCTGGAAAACTGGCCAAGGGTTTCTATGGTGAGCTTCTGAATCTCATAAGCACACAAGAATACACTTACAGTGAGATATTTCCAAAATCAAAATTGCAAAAGCAAAGTGCCGATGATTTTGAGATAAATTTGGACAAGCCAGACCGATTCGCCACAATGACTTGCCGCGGTATCGAGGGAACATGGACGGGTGCTGTTGATATTTCGTCTGATGGATATTTGTATGTGGATGACCTTGTTCGAGACAGGCAGCATTCTTTAAGCCCTACTCGTTTGGAGAATACCTATCAAGAGTATCTGAACAAAATGGTTGACCGTAAAATTGATGGAGCAAGAGAGTTGATGGTTGGAACAAGATGGAATCTGTACGACCCATTAGGCAAAATTGAAAAGCTTAATCGAGATAATCCATTGTATCGGTTCCGTAAGATTCCTGCCTTGAATGACGATGGTGAATCAAACTTTGAATATGATTATGGAGTTGGCTTTTCTACGAAGTATTATGTAGATATGAAAGCCAGACTTGATGCTAACGAATGGGAGGCTAAATATCAACAGAAACCATTCTTGCGTGAAGGAATCATGTTCGCAGAAGATGAACTAAGATATTACAATGGAATTCTTCCAGAGGGCGGATTTGTAAAGAACGTATCTGCTTGTGACGTTGCGTGGGGCGGTGGTGATAGTTTGTCCATGCCGGTTGGTGCGGAATTTGAAAACGGAGATGTATACATTTATGACTGGATTTTTAATACAGGTCCGAAGGAAGTCACACTTCCACTGGTTGTCGGAAGAATTATGGGAAATGAGATCCAATCTATCAATTTCGAAGCTAACAATGGTGGCGATATGTATGCTTATTATGTCAGCGGAAGACTAAAAGAACATGGATATGCTTGTAGCACTACCAGCACAAAAGCTCCATCAAAGCAAGCTAAAAAAGAAAAAATCAATCAGTACTCTGGAGATGTTAAAAGAAGATTCATATTTCTGGCACCTAAATACCAAAACAAGGAATATTCAAAAGCAATGGAACAGTTGACCACTTTTGTGTATATTGGCGACAACGATCACGACGATGCACCAGATGGTGTTACACAACTTATGATAACTCTGACTCAAAAACGATTTGCAGAAGTTACAGCAACTAAGAATTTTATGTGGGGGAGGAGATAGCATGGATATAAAGGAATATTTGAATCAAATTCAACGATACGAAAAAGTTATAAATAACAAACTGGAAGAAATTGAGCACTTAAAATTACTTGCCACCAGTATTAGTGCTTCGGCATATGGCATTGAACGCGTTCAGACTTCAGGAAGCCAAGATAAAATAGGCGATACCATAGCAAAACTGGTGGACGCACAGCGTGAACTGGCTGATAATGTGGTAGAACTTATGGATAAAAAACAGAAACTTATAGATGTTATAGAATCCGTGAAAAATCCCCAATATTATGATTTTTTGTACAAACGATACATAGAGGGAAAAAAGCTAACTGTTATTGCGGATGAAATGGAATACAGCGAAGAATATATTAAACAATTCCATGGAAGAGCCGTGAATTACGTAAAAGAAATGCTTAATTTTAAAAGTTAACACCTTTTCTTACTGAATATAACTTTCCGATTATGTATAATATATGATGAAAATGTATGAAGCATCGGGTGAAAACTCGGTGCTTTTTTCATGCCTAAAAGGAGGTACGGGCAGTGGCAAGAAATAAGATGAATTATATTGACCTCTGCCATGGTGAATTTGGCAGAAAGGTAGCATATACCGGAGTAAGTAAAATTACACCAGAAAATGTACTGAAAGTGATTGCTGATACAATCGGTGTTCACAATAGAAATAGGACAATGATTGATTATCTGTATAGATACTACAAAGGCGATCAGCCAGTTCTTTACAGAGAAAAACTTGTGCGTCCTGAAATTAACAATCGAGTGTGCGAGAATCACGCACTTGAAGTTGTACGCTTCAAAGCATCTCAGACTTATGGCGAACCAATTCAGTTTGTTTGTAAGAAAAAGAACGCTACAAAAGAAAGCAACGCACAGGTAGACCTGTTCAATGATTACCTGGATGAAGCAAATGCAGAAGCCAGAAACATTGAGTTAGGAACATATCAAAGTGCAGTAGGAACTGCATACAAGTGCATTCTTCGTGAAGAAGATTGGACAGCAGATTCAGACATTCCGCCATTTAGAATTTTTATTCCGTATCCTGGAGATTGCTATATTGTTTATTCTAAAGGCACCGGAAAACCACTGATGTCGGTTCAGATATTAAAAGACGAAGATGACCAACAGTATTATCAGTGCTATTCAAAAAACCAGTATTTCATTGTGCAGAATGGAAAGATTAAAAAAGCCGGTCTGAATGGCTTCGGAAACATTCCAATTATTGAATATCCAAACAATCATGACAGATTATCTGATGTTGAAATAGCAATCACAATGTTCGATACAATCAATAACATGCAGTCAAACAGAATGGATGGAGTTGAACAGTTTGTTCAAGCCTTTATGAAATTCAAGAACTGCGAGATTGACGAGAACGAATTCCTCAAGATGGTAAAACTTGGCGCTATATCTGTTAAAGATACCAGCAATGGATGCCAGTCGGATGTTGAACTGATGACTGCTGAACTGAATCAATCAGAAAGTCAAGTTGCTAAAGATGATATTTACAGCAATATGCTGATTGTTGAAGGAATGCCAGATAGACAACAGAACACAGGGGGAGATACCGGTCAAGCCGTATATCTCCGCAATGGTTGGGACTTCGCAGAGCGTAGAGCCAAATTGGATGAACCTTTTATCCGTGAAGCTGAGAAAGCATCTGCCAGAATCATACTTAACATTATAAGAAATACTACTGGTGATATAAAACTTTCAACAAGAGATTTTGATGTAAAAATTACCAGAAACCCAACAGATAACATGCTTGTCAAAGCGCAGGCCCTTGATTATCTGGTTAAGAACAAAATACATCCACTCATTGCACTTATTACTTGTGGACTGTTTAGTGATCCGCAGAAAGTATATGAAATGAGTTTTCCGTACATGCAGTCATTGTATAAGAATCCAGAAGAGGAAACGCAGAAAGCACAAGAATTGATTGATAATTTTAGTCAGAAATCAGTTCAAAATCAATCAGCAATAATTTCTTCCACTGACGAAGAATAAACGTTTTTACATTAATTATTTAAGGAATCTTGGGAAACTGAGATTCCTTTTTTAATACTCAAAAATATTGCAACAGCCCGTGAGCGTAAATCGGGTGCAGATCATGTGCGGAGCGAACCGTGTGAACAAAGTGTGTTGGTCTGGAAGAAAGGAGATTTCATGACAAGAGAACAGGCAAAACAGGTACTTATCGGTATGGGGATTGAGGAACCATCAGATGAACAGGTGACCAAATATCTTGATTCCGTCACAGGAGAAGTAAAAAAGGAAAAAGACAAAAACGCTTCCCTTAAAGAAAAAGCTGATAAGGCAGAAACACTGCAAAAAGAACTTGATGAGCTGAAACAGCAAAACATGACTGATGCAGAAAAAGCAGAACTTGAACGTCAGAAAGAAAAGGCAGCAAACGAGAAAAGAATTTCTGATCTTGAATCTGCACTTGCAACTTCCCAGAAGGAAGCTCTGACAGGCAAAATTACTTCTATTTTTGCAAACGCAGGAATGAAAGGAGATGCCTATGCGGGAGCAATCAAAGCATTTTCAAATATGAATGCAAAGGATGCTCTTAAAGAAGCCCAGACATTTGTCGATGGAATTTCCGTAGAAAATAAAAACGCTCTTGATACCGCAAAAGCAGCTTGGGAGAAAGAAGCACTTGAAAATACACCTAATCCCGGTGGCGGTAAATCTGGTGGAGAACCAGAAAAGAAAAGCGAAGCATCTGAATACGCAAAAGCGTACTCAGCAAGAATGAATCAAGAAGCCAAGGCGGCAGATGATAATGCCCCGGTAAATATTTAATTTTAGTAAAGGAGAAAAAGACATGGCTTTTATGAAAACTGAGCAGTATGAATCCAGACCTAACATCCTTGAATCTGAGGTTGGATTAGTACTCAAAACTTACACAGCAGATCAGACAAATGCTGAAACAGTTGGAACTAAGAAAATTATCAAAGCAGGTTCCGTGTATCCGACAAATGCAACAGGCGCAATCGGCATTGTGTTTGAAGATGTTGATATGACAGATGATACTAAGAGACCGATTTCTGTGATTGTTGCAGGGCGTGTTCTTGAAAAAAGACTTCCAGTAACAGTTGATGAAACTGCAAAAACTGAACTTGAGAAATCAGGAATCGTTTTTGTAACTACAGAAGACCCAGTATTTTAAGGAGGTATAACAATGCCATTTAATGTTTTAGAATCCATCACAGAGGAAGAGAGACTTAATTTCTCCCAGAGTTTTGATGTAAAAAGACCTGGTATCCTTGATACTATTTTTCCAGATATAAAAACACAATATCTGAAAGCCGAATATTACAGACTTATGGCCGGACAGAGACTTCCAGAAGTAGCGTTTGTTCATGCTCTTGATACTGAAGCAGAAATCGGTACAAGACCAGGATTCGAAAAAGTACTGACTGAAAAACTTTTCATTAAAAGAAAAATCAATCAGTCTGAAAGATTACGTCAGGCAATCGAAAATGGTGTGCCGGACAACGAAGCACTGAAAAACTTTGTATTTGATGATGCAGCTAACCTGTTTGAAGGCGTTGTTGCAAGAGCAAATGTTATGAAAGGACAGTTCCTTTCTACTGGTGCTGTAACAGTCAAAGAAAACCATGTTGATATGGGAATCGACTATGGCGTTCCAACAACTGCAAAAGTAACACTTACCAACTGGGCTACACCAGAAGCAGATATCATGGGCGATATCCAGAAAATGGTAGCTGTAGCAGAAGACAATGGTTATGTAGTTAATAAAGCCCTTACTTCTCTCAAAATGATTAACTACATGAGAAATAACACTGCTATGCAGACAGCAGTTCTGGGGGCATCCAATAAACGTCTTCTGACAAAACAGGAACTTGCAAATCTGCTTATGCAGGAATACGGAATCACAATTGATCGTTGCGATGAGAAATTCCACTTCAGAAAAGCAGATGGTTCTCTTAAAACAGGCAGATACTTCAAAGAAGATGTATTTACTCTGTATGAAGCAGATGCAAACGGTTCTTTCGGTACAGGACTCTGGGGCGTGACACCTGAGGAACTTGAATACAGACAGTTCATTCAGGAAGAAAACCGTTCTTTCGTAACACTGTCCATGTGGGCTACACAGGATCCGGTTGCAGTATGGACAAAAGCGTCCGGTATGTTTGTTCCGGTTGCTCCGAAAGCTAATGGCGGTATCGTTATCGGTACAAAGGGGGAATAAGCGGGCATAGTCTTGATGAAAACAGCCAGTCACCGGTTGTAGCAAGTGTTGAAGCTGAAGAACCAACACATAAATACATAGAAAGCGAGCTGTCTAGCATGACTGTACCACAGTTAAGACAGCTTGCAAGTGATAATGGCTATGCCCTGACCTCAACAAATAAGGCTGGTATCATTTCTGAAATATTATCTCAGCAGTAACGCAGAAAGAGGCGGTGAATTAAATGAATGAAGAACTTATGGAAGAATTATCACTTTATTTAGCAGATAATCCAGAATCTGAGTCCATACTCACTCTTTCTGTAAACCGGGCAATTCGTTCATTTAAAAATAAGCGAAATTACCCCTCTAGTTACACTGATGATAAAATCAAAAACGACATGAAAAAATGCTATGATTGTATTTTTGACTTGGCGCTTTACTTTCTGGTTAAACAGGGGGCAGAGTTCCAAGGATCACATTCTGAATCTTCTGTAAATAGAAGTTGGGAATCTGAAACCGAAATTTATATTAATCATGGTGTTTTTCCTTTTGCTGGAAGTTTCAATTAAAAAAGATGGGATGGAACGCAATGTGTTTTTCCTCCCGGCACATTGCAGGGTTGCTCGTTAAAGCAGGGAAAGAGCAAAAATCTTATAGGGAGTGAAAGAAAGGAAAAGCGATGGGATGTGAACATGAGTGCTTTAACAATCACCGCTTCGAAGAAATTGAAAAAAATATTCATGATATGCAGGAAAAGCAGTCTGAAAGACACAAGGAATTTTATTCTAGAATTAATAAACTCGAACAGAAGACTGCCCTGTATAGCAATGACTTAGATCATATCAAAGAAACAGTCGATGAGATGAACAACAATTTAAAAATTCTCATGGCAGTCCCTGGCAAACGTTATGACACCATTATTGTATGCATTATAACAGCAGTCGTGGGAGCAGTTGTAGGATTTATGTTGAGCGGTGTATTTCCTATGTAACAAATCGATTCCACTTGTAAGGGAGGACGGTGGAGTTATATGAATTATGCGGATTTTTCAGAAGATGAAAGAAAATTTTACTTGCAAGAAGCAGGTTTTGATTCACGTGAAGAAAAATTATTTCGATTACGGGCTTATGGCGAAAAAACATTATGGGAAGCATCTGAATTAATGGGGTACAGTCCCAGAACCATAGACCGAATCAATAGAAAAATAAAAAAGAAAATTACCAAAGTTGCCCCGATGTATATTCGGGGCTTTTCTTTGTATAATGGCGGAAATGTGGCGAAATAGTGACGTTCAAATACAGTGTTCCTTCCTATATAATATAATCATAGGAGAAAACGTAATGATTATATTAAGAAACCCTTACGAGGGTATATGGGAAAAGCATCGTTCTATAGATGATATGGATATGATTCTTGAATCCCGGACAGGAGGAACAGATTATGGCAGGTTATCCGTATTATCCGCAACAGCCAATGATGAGCAACCCTTACGGACAAATACAGCCGTATCAAGACAGGTTGGCACAATTACAGAATAACTATCAACAGGCAATGCCATATGGACAAATGCAGATGCAGCAGCCTGTACAACAAATGCAGCAAATGCCGATGCTTCAAGGGCAGATGGTTGATGGCATTGATACTGTAAAAGCAAAAGATGTAGATATGTCTGGAAATCCTGTTTATTATCCAAAAACAGATGGTACAGAAGTCTACAGGAAACAATTACAAGCAGACGGAAGAAGCAAAATTTTTGTTTACCGACTTGTCAATCCAGAAGCAGAGCAGCAACAGGAAGAACCAAAGCAGGTTGATCTAGTTGCTATGATTAATCAGCTTCGGAATGATGTTTGCTCTGAGATTTCTGAAATAAAAAACATGTTCCCGACACAAATGTCGGAGACATCGGTATCTAAGCAGAACGGAGGTAAGCAAAGATGAGTTTCAATCCTAATGCCATGATGAAAAAGCAATTTGAGAAAATGATTTCTCAGAGGTTCGGAAGTGTGGATAACATGATGAACGATATGAGTAAATTTGCAGGAAACAATCCGACATTGAAGAATGCGTTGGATTTATACAAAAAAGGTGATACAGATCAATTACATCAAATACAGCAAAATGTATTTAATGAAAAGCACTTATCACCAGACGGAATTATCCAGAAATTCCTTGGATTATAACATTTCCCCATAATTGGGTGATTAAAAATCGCTACAATTTGGGACGACAGCCGCGGATGTCTCCTATTGTAAATAATATTTAAGGAGACTAAAAACATGATGAATGGTTCAAATTACAGCCTTAGTGACATTGCAGCTGCTACAGGCTCTAATAACCGTGCCAATGACATGTGGGGCGGTGATGGATTTTCACTTATCTGGCTTGTCTTGATCTTTGCTATCTTCGGATGGGGAGGTTTTGGCGGCTGGGGCGGCGGCTTCGGTGGCAATGGTGCAAATGGTGCTGGATTCCAAGGATGGGCCACACGTGCAGATATCAATGAGAGTTTTGCTCTTAACGATATTCAGAATGGTATCAGAGGTATTCAGCAGGGCATCTGTGACAGCACATATGCTCTCAACAATACCATGCAGAGTGGTTTCAATGGTGTGAATGTTGGAATGCTTCAGGGCTTCAATGGTGTTCAACAGGCAATTAACGCTGATACAGTAGCTAATATGCAGAACACAAACGCATTGCAGTCTCAGTTAGCTCAGTGTTGCTGCGACAACAGGGAAGCTATCCAGGGTATCAACTACAACCTGGCAACCAACACTTGTGCTCTTCAAAACACAATGAACAACAATACCAGAGATATTCTGGACAATCAGAACAGCAATACAAGAGCAATCCTTGATTTCTTGACGAATGATAAGATTGCAACATTGCAGGCAGAGAACTCTGATCTGAAGCGTGCTGCATCTCAGGATCGCCAGTCCGCGCTGATTGTAACTGAAATGAATGCACAGACGCAGCGATTAATCAATTCAATCAATCCATCCCCGATTCCTGCATTTCAGGTACCGGCTCCGTATGCATACGCAGGATGCAACGGATATGGAAACGGTTGCTGCTAAGTAACTCGCCCTTAGAGGTTGACTAATTCTAAGAGGTGGGTTGCGGCTCACCTCTTATTTGATTGAGAGGTAGAAATATGAGTTGTAAAAATGTTTGTAAGCTCTGCAACCATCTTGTGATAAGCCAGTCTGTCGCATTCACTGGTGGGAATCTTGTGGTTACACTCCCGGCAGGCAGTTATTCCAATGGAGAAAAGTATTGCATTGTTATCGCACAAAGCATACCAGAAGCCACTACGATTACTGCCCCGGTAATGATTCAAATAGGAACAGGAACAACTTTGTATCCGCTAGAGAATCGTTGCTGCGCACAGGTTACAGCTTGTGGCGTAAGAACCAGAACGAAGTACGCAACCAGAGTAGCTACAAGTGCAACTGGTGGAGTATTCAAGATGCTAGGAAACCCGGCTTGTAGTCCGAGTAATAATTTAACTGCAATTAATGGTACAGCCCCAACAACAGACATACCTGTTACACAGGCTGTTAGAAAGGGGGCACTGTAATGCATAAAGTTGCAATGGAAATGGGAAAATGGGCTATGGAAAAAGCCAAAACACATGGCTTCGACAATCTCAGCGCTCAAGACTGGGACGATTTGAAAGACTGCATGGAAGCTGTAAAGTGTGCGATTTGTGCAGATAAAGATTACAGAATCGTAGAAGCTATGGACGAATGCGAACAGGAAGAGAAATATCTTGGTCGCATGGGATATGACAGGTATCGTTACGCAAACGGCAGATTTGCCCCGAAAGGCAAAGGAAGTCGTATGGGATATAAACCATATCTGTACATGGAAGATGATGACTGGATGGACGAGTATCTGAACAATCCAGAGTTCGAACGTAATATGTACCGCATGGGTTATCATCCAGACCGTAGTGATATGAGAATGGATGGAATGAACCATAAGCAGTCCAGATATGGCGAAAGCTATGACAGATACAGCGAGAACCGCAGGCATTACCATGATTCCAATGATACAGAATCTAAGAGAAAAATGGATGATTCCATGAAAGAGTATACATCTGACATTATCCGTAATCTTACAGAGATGTGGTCAGATGCAGATGCGACTCTTAGACAGTCGATGAAAACTGACTTAACTCGCCTGATACAGCAGATGAATTAACAAATAAGAATTAAATTTAGTCCTTGTTACAGGAATGTAACAGGGGCTTTTTAATTAGGGAGATTGATGATGGAAAAATGTGTAATAAATGTTCTTGGAACGAATTACAGAATTATTCCAAAAGAACTTAAAAATGCAGATATTGACGGCCTTACAGATAATACTGCAAAGGAAATTGTTATCAGAACGGACAACGTAAATAACATTGGTGATTTTGACTTCTTACAGAAAAAGCAGTTGAGACACGAAATTATTCATGCATTCTTGTCGGAAAGTGGATTGCAGTGCAATTGGCAACATATGGAACAGTTCGGACATGATGAAACCACAGTTGATTGGTTTGCGATTCAATCTCCAAAGATTTTTGAAGTATTCAAAGGACTTGATTTAATATGAAAAGGATGGTAATAAACCATGCTAAGACAATTTTATATGAACGGGGACTTGTGGAAAACTCGCTTTGTTTCGCCCTATGATGATGTTCTGATTGATCGTACAGGCGAAAGAACTCTTGCGGTATCGGATTATTCAACAAAGATAATTTCAATCGTAAACAACCTGTATGGAGAACTTCTGAACCGTGTATTTATTCATGAGTTGGGACATTGCGTAATGTTCAGCTACGGTCTATTGCCAGAACTTCACCGTATGGTCAAGAAACAGTATTGGGTGGATGCAGAGGAATTTGTGTGTAATATGCTTGCCGATTACGGATGCTTTGTAATTGGCGTTGCAAAAGATGTTTTAGGAAACCAATTTACTTATGTGTCCCCTGTTGGAGTAGAAAAAATGATTGCATAAATGAAAACCCTATTTTGCCAACTGTAAATGATGATGGTGTACTTATTTTTTAGGAGGTAGTTCATGGCAGAATCAATTTTAAAAATCCATACTCAAAACGGAGATATTCCAGTTGGGTATCCAGGCTTAGCAAACAAGCCTATCGCAGATAAAACTTTGAGCGAAGAGGGAGCATTTGCCGACTCCAAAGCCGTAGGGGATAAATTTAAAGAAGCAAAGGCAGAAACTGATTCACTAAAGGAAGATTTAGATAACTATATACATAAACCTAATTTAGAAGATGATGATAAATTTCCACGTGCTAAAAACGGAAGTGTTGAATGGGTTGAGCAAGGATTACCAACAGATGAGCAAACATCTAGTGCAATTAATAGCTGGTTGAATGCACATCCAGATGCTACGACTACTGTACAAGATGGTGCGATTACAGAAAATAAAATTAATGCGAATTTCTTACATTACATAAAAAATGGTTATTTTACACCAGAAATGTTTGGTGCAATTGGAAATGGTATTGCTGATGACACTGAATCTGTACAAAAATGTTTAGACTTTAAAAAAAATAACGGATATAATGTATTTTTATCCGGAAAATACAAAATAACAAATCCATTAATTATTACTGGATATAGCATTAACATTTTTGGAAATGGACAAATCTTATATGACGGAATTGATTTTGCCATAAAAATACATGGCTGTGTAAATTCAAATATAACTTTAAATAGAATTGACGCACCTAATGGTAGAGGTATTTATTTTTATGGAACAAGCAATAAAGATTTTAATCAATATATAAACCTATACATAAATAATATCCATGCAAAAGACATCTGCATAAAACATGATAAAAATCATTATTCATGGTCTAATGAAATAAGAATATATAATACAAGATTTTCGTCAACTAACTATACAGCTGGCAATAATTCTATAGCATTACAAATTAACAGTGATGGCACAGAACCAATTAATGGCTGGCACTTAACTAATGTTGGGTTTGAGGGTATTGATATTGGTGTTGAATTAAAAAATACAGATATATCAAAAGATAGAAGTATCAGTATTGCATTAATTAATCTTAGATTCGGAGAAAATATTAGGAAAATTATTAAAACAAGTGGATATTGCTATTTTGAGTTATTGACAGCTAACAAATATACACGTAAAAACTTTTTTGAACTTTCTAATCTTACATGGGGTGTTATATATGGAAATGTAACATCAGAGGATTATGGATACCTATCATCTACTTGTATAATTGATAAAGGTTTGTTTTGTCCTACAAATCTACAAAGTAATAACTTATCATTTACGGACAGCAGAGTTAAAATAGATTTAAATGAAATAAGTACATATCTAACTAATATTAATATTAGAACAAACAATGACTGCGAACTTATCTTGAATGAGTACTATAATTACAAAGGAGTTAGAGAATTTAAAATAAATGTATTTAATCAGGGTACTAATTTAACAATAAAAAATCGCAATAATGTTGTAATTGGTACATTAAATAATTTAAAATTAGCAGTTTACACGCTTTATTTTATATATGATAATAACACATTAAATTCTTACTACTGTTCTAAATAGAAATAAACGAAACCTTATCTTATTCTATTTGAGGAACATGAATTTATGAACACATTCATTGAAGATTTTATTAGAAGTATCTAGTTAACTAAAGAATAAGTCGAAAGAGATATGGAATAGGAGTGCGTTGTATGAGCTACAAAGTATTAGATGTGTGTAAGTATGTGATTAATTATAGTAATCAAAAAGATTATGGTATATCTAATTTAAAACTACAAAAGATACTTTATTTCGTTCAGGCATATTTTTTAATAAGTGAACCGAGCAGATGTTGTTTTGAAGAAAAAATAGAGGCATGGGATTTTGGTCCGGTTGTTCCCAAAGCTTATAGAGAATATAAGCAATTTGGTAGTAGTGATATTCCTGATACAGGGGATAATATCAATATTATATCTGATGAGGATCAAAAACTTATAAGGACAGTAATTGAAAAGTTTGCGGACTATTCAGCAACTGATCTAGTAAGTCTGACACATAATCAGTCTCCGTGGATTGATGCATATATTCCTTGTATGAATAGAGAGATTACTCCGGAGGCAATAAGGGAGTATTTTAATGGCTGATGTAATTGGAAAGCTTTTGAAAACTGAAGATAATGATAAAAAAATCAGTCCTGCAGAATCAGAAAATGATTTGAGAGAATCAAAGAGAAGACTGGGAAGAATTTGTGGTGCGCTGTTAATTGAGCCGGATGATTATAAGCCAGCAAAAACGGTTAATAGTATTAATACATATATTTTAAAAACAAAAAATGTTGATAGAATTTTGTATTATATAATAAGCGGATTTATTGTGGGGCTGGATGAAAAGGGAAGGGGCACTTTTTCAACAAATGTTGATAAACTTCTTCAATATGTTTTAGATGAAAAAAATTCTGTAGACGAAAATGTCAAAAAGATATGTATAAAATTATATGATCATTTCCAACTGAATCTTATTCAAATAGAAAGTGCGTCTATTATCACTAAGGATGCTATTGCTGAAGCAATGAAAAAAGAGATTGAGGAATCTCATAAAGAAATTAAAGGAATTCAAAAAGAATACATTACAATACTTGGGATTTTTGCAGCAATAATGTTGGCTTTTGTTGGAAGCTTTACATTTTCGACATCAGTTTTGAATAACGTTGGGAAGACAGATGTATTTGAGTTAGTGATAGTTGCCCTTGTCATAGGATTGGTTTTTATTCTTTTAATATCAATTTTAATAGATTTTTTGCGTGAGATAAATGATAAAGTTCTGATTAACCTCATACTTGCATCCACATTTGCAATTGATTGTATCGTATAATTCCATATTTGCCCCTCCTTTAAAAAACATTGTATCACAATCATTGAAAGGAATAAACATAAATGAGAGGATTAAAAAGACAGAAACAGACCGTGTACTGGTCAAGAGTAACCGAAACACTTGAGGGAATAGATACCGTACCGACATACAGTCAACCGCAAAGCTTTAAGTTTTCTGTATCATCTACCGCGGGAACACCAGAGGAAATATCGGCTGGTATTGTTCTGGATTACGACAGGTACATTACTTCCTTCAACCGTTCTTTCCATCCGCAAGAGGGAGATGTATTTTGGATTGATACCGTGCCACAGGTTGACGCACTGGGAAATCTGGTTTTGGAAGATGGTATTCCTACAACACCGCCAGATTATCGTTTGAAGAAAATCCTTGATACGCAAAGAGGAAATCTGGCTAGATATGGAATTAAAAAGATAGGTGCAGAAGAATGAGCGGACGAGTAATCAAATGCAATCTGAGCCAAAAATCTATTGGAAATGTAATCAAAGAATTGAAAGCATATCAAAACAGTCTTTGCGATAAAAATGAAGTATTTCTTAAAAGGCTTTGCGAATTGGGAATTCCTGTCATAGACGAAAATATTATGTTGGCACAAGGAGATTCTGACAGGAACCACAATACCTACATCAAAATCAACAGGTTCGGAAATTACGCGCAGGCAACTCTTGTGTGCGAAGGCTCTGGACTTTTGTTCATAGAATTCGGTGCTGGTATTTCGTACAACACTCCGGCAGGAACAAGCCCCCATCCAAAAGGAGAAGAATTCGGATATACCATTGGTTCCTACGGACAGGGCAAAGGAAAAAACGAATCGTGGGTATATGTGGCAGATTCTGGCGAATGGGTGCGTTCTTACGGTACAGAGGCTACAATGCCCGTTTACAAAGCGAGCGTAGAAATTATGCAGAATATCCGTAGAATCGCAAAAGAAGTGTTTTCTGCATAAAAACATAACACCTTTTCTTACTGAATATAACGTCTGTTTTATGTATACTGTAAGATATAAAAACATCTACCGGAACGGTGGGTGCTTTTTCTATGCTCAAAATAAGGTGGTGACAGAGATGCCAGATGTAGTAAAAAATCCAGTTTCGGATGTATTTGAACGATGGAAAGCAACTATTGAACCCGTTGTAGGAAAAGGGAACTTTTCTAATGACGAAAGTCAGACGGTAGCTTCAAACAAAAGGGTTTACGCACGTTTGTTCTTACTTGGAAATCCAACATCACGTGGCAATCTTGAGGGAGATGAGTGCGCGACAACGCCATCTTTCCAATCAGAATCCTATGCGACTGGTTCAAAAGCTTCTTCAAAAGCATATGAAATTGACGATGCCAGTCACAAGGCTATGGTTGGCATGGGGTTCCGTAGGATATACGGGCCCGTAAGACAAAATAATGCTGATAACAGCATAAAACGTGTTGTTAGCAGATATAGCCGGATATATACTGGCACATTACTCTAGGAAAGGAGTGAGAAAAACATGGAACAGATTATGAATTACGTGAAACCGGAACTTCTTATTGTCGCGGTTGTACTGTACTTTATCGGAATGGGAATCAAAAAATCCGAAGTCATACCGGACAAATATATTCCGGCAATCCTTGGTGCTTTAGGCATTCTGATTTGTGGAATTTATGTTATTGCTACATGCGCTATATCTGGCGCACAGGAAATCGCAATGGCAATTTTTACCGCAATCACACAGGGAATCCTCGTTGCAGGACTTAGTAATTATGTAAATCAGATTGTAAAGCAGGCAAGCAAAGAAGACTAGAAGGAGGTGATCCTTTTATCTCCCGGTACAGGGTTACGTACTAGAACCAGAGCCGTTAAGGCTCTTTTTTATTGCAACAAATTATAGCCGAAAGGCAGAAAGGAGCCAAAATGGCACGATTAACTACACTTGGTGTGAAATTTTCATATGCCGTTGAAACCGTGAAAGACACAAAACCTGCCAAATTCACACAGCTGGAAGAAGCCTCTTCCATCGGCGGTATTTCTCTTGACACAGAACAGATTGATGTTTCTGCACTGGAAGATTATCTGACTCAGTATGCAGCTGGTAGACAGGATACAGGTGGTACTTGGGAGATTGAATTTATCATGGATCCAGACAAATCTGTTAAACAGATTAAAAAACTGTACGAAGATTCTAAGGCTGCAAAAACTACAGGACTGGCAACTTGGTTCCAGGTATCATTCCCGGATATGTCAGACGCGTTCTTTGTTATTGCAGAATGCGGTCGCGAAATTCCAATGCCAGAAATTGCACAGAACGAAGCAGCAACCATGTCTATTTCTCTTATCATCAATACATATAAGGGACTGGATGCCAAAATTGAGCCGACAGCGGCTACTGAATAAGATGTAAAGCAGGGAGGATAATTCATGTTTAGTTTTTCAGCGAATGGCAAAACATACAAAGTAAAATTCGGATATGGCGTACTTACTCAGTCAGACATTCTTACACAAGTGTCTTCTATGGGAGCAATCAACAATCCGAAAGATATGATTAAAATGCTTCCAGAACTGATTCTAGTAGGATTGCAAAAAAAGCACAAGGATGAATTCGGATATGAAACCGAAGAAGAAAAGAAAATTGCATACGATAAAGTGTGCGATCTTCTGGACGACTACGAAGATGAATCCACAGAGGAAAATCCTCATAATGGATTTACTTTATTTGAAAAAGCAAGTCAGGAGCTTGAAAAGAACGGTTTTTTATCCGGAATGGTAAAAGCAATGGAGGAGAAATCGGAGGAAGAAAAGAAACTTCCGAAGACTCCGCAGGATCACAAGAAGAAGAGCTAACTTTTCCAGAAGTAGTTCATAAAAAGTTACTTCCATTGTATTTATCAATCGGTGTTTCAGAAGAAAAGTTTATGGATTCTACACCATATGATTTAGAACCATATATGGAAGCCTACAAATTAAAACAAAAAATGGCTGATTCGCAAGCATGGCAGTTCAACATGTACACGATGTGTGCAGTTCAGACTGCGGTTGCAAATGTGCTTATTGGTAAAAAGTCAAAGGCTGAATACCTTAAAGAACCATTTTCACAAACAGCCGAAAAGCAAAAGCAAGAGGATGAAGAAAATCTTTCTGAAACAGAAAAGAAACGGCAACGTGACAGGTTGCTCATGACATTGCAACTCATGCAAGCAAATTTTGAGCTGAATCATGGTAATAATGACGAGGGCAGGCAGGATTAAAAGTCTTGTCTGCCCTTTATTTTTTTGATTAAAAGGAGGTGCTTTAATGGCCGATAATACCATAGATACCCTCAATATACAAATAGAGAGTAGCACAACTCAGGCGGTGCGGTCTATTAATAACCTTGTAAAAAAATTAGATACATTAAACACTGCTTTTGGAAATCTTGACATAAGCCGGTTAAATAATTTTTCCAATTCTTTAAAAAGTTTAGGTAGCGTGAATTTCAAAGCAAATGGATTGAATGCGGCTATAAACGCTATCAATCGTCTTGGAAAATCTGATTTCAGTCAGTTTGATACAGGGAAATTAGGCAAAATTCTTACTGAGATGCAGAAACTTGATGCTATTCCAGATGTTTCTCCGAGCGTTAGCCGGTTCACAACCGCTATAGCTAAGCTTTCCGGTACAGGACAGTATATCGGCAATGTATCAAAGGAACTTCCGAATCTTGCGACAGGTTTAAATAATGCGGCTACTAAATTAGGCTCTATGAGTGAAGTATCAGCATCCACCAATGCCTTTATTACTTCTCTTGGAAAATTAGCTGGTGCAGGAGATAAAACTGGAAAGACTGCAAGTCAATTATCAACTCTCGCGCAAGAGGTTTTGAAGTTTTTTGACGTAATGAAAAGCGCACCAGATATCAGTTCGAGTACAATAAGAATGACAGAAGCTCTTGCAGTATTAGCATCGTCTGGAAGCAAAGTAGGGCGTGCCACAAATAGCGTTTCGAATTCATTTAACGCGCTTTCTTCGTTAGGTTCAAAAGCAAGTACTGTAATCAATGGGCTGACAAATGCTTTTCAAAAATTTGCTTCAAAAGCTATTTCTTTAGGCGGAAAAGCTGTATCTGCAATCGCAGGTATTGGAAATGCATCGTCTGAAACTGGTGAAAAAATAAGAAGATTGTCAAACCCTATGAGTTCAGTAACTGATAAGTTGAGTGCTCTTTACGCCAAAGGTTTCCTCGTAAAAAGAGCATTAGATGTTCTGACATCGCCAGTAGAATCCGCAATGAACTATGTAGAGACTCTGAACTATTTCAACTCTGCGTTCAATCAGGTGGCAGAAGGAATCAACACTGACGAATGGAAAAAAAGTGGCATAAAATCCGCTGAAGCATATGCAAATTCATTCCAGGAAAGGGCAAAACAGCTTTCACAGAAACTGACAGGATTCGAAATTTCAGATACTGGTGAACTGGCTAGAACCAATACCGCTAGTCTTGGACTTGACCCAGAAAAAACAATGCAGTATCAGGCAACATTTGCACAGATGGCATCATCTATGGGCGATACATCAGAGACTGCCTTAAGATTGTCTAATGCACTTACTATGATTGGTGCTGACCTTGCTTCTGTACGAAACATGGACTTCGAGGATGTATGGCAGGACATGGCATCTGGCTTGACTGGTATGAGCCGTGCAATGGACAAGTACGGCATCAATATCCGTAATGCTAATATGCAACAAGAATTATACAATCTGGGAATCGACACCAGCATATCAAAGTTATCTCAGGCAGATAAAACGATTTTGAGAACGATTATCTTGCTGAACAACTCTAAGTATGCATGGGCTGATTTATCAAACACGATCAATCAACCGGCAAATCAGATTCGTATGCTTCAATCTAACTTTGCATCCCTTGGTAGAACAATAGGTTCCTTATTCATTCCTATACTGCAAACAGTACTTCCATATATCAATGCAATAGTAATCGCAATACAAAGAATGTTCGCTTATATTGCAAAACTTCTTGGAATCAAACTGTCTAACTTTGTATCATCTACTGGCGGTATTTCTGTAGATACAAGTAACATTGCGGATGATATGGATAATGCCAGTGATTCTATTGATACTGCAAATAAGAATGCCAAAAAGCTCAAAAAAACATTGTCAGTTCTTTCATTTGATGAACTGAATCAGCTTAATGACAATTCTGATTCTGGTAGTACAAGTAATCCATCTTCTGGCTCTGGAAAAGGCGGTTTGGGGCATATCAAAGCACTTGATGCAGCTTTGAACGATGCTTTATCTGCATATCAAAAAGCATGGGACGAAGCATTCAAGAAAATGTCCAACAGGGCAAATGAAATGGCAGATGCCATTGTAAATGCCTTTAAGAGAAAAGACTGGAAAGGCCTTGGAAAAATCATGGCTGATGGCATCAACTGGGGAATGCAAAAGCTTTATGATTTCATTAACTGGAATAACGTAGGCCCGTACATCACTAAATTCACCAGTGCGTTCACCCAGACTTTCAACAGCCTTGTTGATAATATCAACTGGGATTTGATGGGACGTACCGTTGGAGCTGGTATGAATACTATTGTAAATACTGCAAACCAACTTCTGGAAGGAATCGACTGGAAGAACCTTGGTGCTAAATTTGCCAATGGTATCACTGGCCTTGTTCGTGAAGTGAATTGGGAAAACTTCGGCAATCTGCTTGGAAATTCCTTTATGCGTGGATGGGATATTTTCTCAGGCTTCGTAGAAAATCTCCAGTACGGAGAAATTGGAACAGCTGTCGCAGAAGGCTTGAACGGAATCTTTGAAAAGATTAATTTCGGTGAAATTGCTCATACACTTGCAACTGGATTGAATGGTGCTTTTGATACATTGGCTTCATTTACAGCAAGCTTTAATTGGGAAAATCTTGTTGATAACATTACAAATGGAATCACCACATTCATGCAAGAATTCAACTGGAAAGAGAATGGACAGAAGTTAGAAGAATTTATTAACAAATTACTCACGTCACTTATCGAGATTGCAAGGGGTGTCGATTGGGAAGCGTTTGGACACAATGTAGGCGTATTCCTCAGTGAAATTGACTGGGGAAAACATCTTGCACAGTTACTTACGGTTATCGGAGACGTTCTTGGTGGAATCTGGGAAGGACTTGGAACAACATCTGCCGGCACATTTGTTCAGGCAATGGCTGTTTTTGCTATTGGTAATAAGCTCATGCCATTAGTTGATACAATTACTAAGTTTTTTACAGGTGATACTGTATTTGGAAATCTTTCTAAAGCTGTACAAGGTATGCTGAGTCCCGCAATCACAGAAGCAGTCTCAACAACTATTCCGGCTCTTGGGACATCGTTAGGCTCACTTGTTGCAACTGGTGGTGGAATTGCTCTTGCAGTAGATGGTGCAGTATTACTTACCAAGAAATTAGCAGGACTTTTTGAGACCATGCAAGGTGGTAATGGAATGACTACACAGTATGGTGGTTATCTCCATGATTACGCAACACAGCTTACTAATGTAGCGAATCTTACTAATGAGCAGTCAGAAGCATTATGGCAGCTGATTGAAAAGGACGAAGAACTTGGAAAAACTCATGACGAAATGTATGCTGATATGGTTGAAAAACTGAAAGAGTATGGTGTTTCATCCGATCAGGCTAGAACAGCTCTTGAGCAGTATGGCGCACAGGCAGGTGTATCGGCTGAATTTGTTGAAGGCATGACCAATCAAATTTCTGCTCTTGGAGAATGCGTGTCTGAAGCTGCAAGCAAGTTTGATACGTCAAAGATCAGCGTTGATAATTTGAAAGATACTCTGTACGCATTGAGCCTTTCTTCCGCTGAATTTGGGGGAAATTATACGACTGCATGGAATATGATTAGTGAAGTCCCATACAGCAATACAACTGATGCACTAAATGCAGTTTATACTTCATTGAAAAACGCAGGTGTTCCGCTCGATGAATTGAACAGTAAATTATCGAAAGATTTCCCGAACGCTACGTTAGCCACAAAATCAGCAGTAGACAAGAATATTGTTGGAGCACAGCAGACTATATCAACATCAGTTGGACAGGCATCAAGAGACACTCAAACAGCCACAAATCAAATGGCAAAAAATGCCACAGATGATTTCTCGGAAATCCAGAAACAGGCTGATACTTACATGAAAGGCATGGAAACTACAACTACTAGCTCATGGGGAAATTCTTCCAGAGAAGCGACATTAAAGGCAAGGGAGATGAAAAATGCCGTAAGTACAGAACTTGGAAATATGGACAAATCTGTAACAAGCCATTTCCAAAGTCAGTACAACATTGCTTATAAGAAATGGGAGAATATCGGAAGAGATATCTCTTCTTATGTTTCTGGAAGTATGTCAAAGAGTATGGATAGCTCTTTAAATAGCTTTATGAGAACTATTCGCAGCGCATTCAGTGATATGTACAGCATTGGCCATAATGCGGCTCAATCATTAAGAAATGGAATGAAATCCGTGAGAATGCCTACGCTTTCGTATTATATTTCTCAGTGGAAAACACATAGCCTTGGGAACGGCGGTACCAGTTCAACCCCTGTCTATAGTCCGAACTGGTATGCAAAAGGTGGTTTGTTCAAAAATGCATCTGTCATTGGTGTAGGCGAAGCAGGACAGGAAGCTGTTCTTCCTTTGGAAAATCAAAAAGCCATGAAATCCATTGCCGACAGTATCATGTCCGGCTATGACGGCAACATGGGACTTACGAAAGATGAGATCATGGAAGCTGTCGAGCGTGGCGTAGTTACCGCTTTGATGAACAATGGTGGCTTTGGCGGTTCTTCGCCGGAGTACATCATGAACAGCATCAAAGTGAACGAGCGTGAACTGGCACGAATTGTCACAAAGGCTCAGAACAACACAGATTACCGCATGAATCCGTCCCCGGCATATTGATTTTTGCGGTAGAATTTGATATACTAAACGAGAAATAGTTATTACATTTGTTGAAGAGAGCACACTAAAGATGAAACGAGGGAAAAACCTCACGATTCTTTTGTGTGCTCTTTTTTTGTTTGGTAAAACCAACAGGCTAACCCGACGGGGGACAAGCGGAAATGCCTTGCCGCCTGCCTGTTGATTTACATACATTTCAAGGCATCTTATATACGAAAGGCAGGTATTTTTTTATGGCAAAATCTTTTAACTACCGTAAATATTACAAAGACTATTATGGGATTGATTTCGACAGTAACTATGTAATCCACCATATTGACTTTGACAGAAGCAACAATGATATTAATAATTTAATTCTATTACCTTCGAAGTTACATAGTCGATATCACTTTTTATTAACTGGATTTAATTCTGATAAAAACAATAAAGGGATTGCAAGTCTTGATTTTAAAATCGTCTCAGAATGTGGGAGCATCCCTATGTTCGGAATAAACATGATGAAAAATTTATGTGAAACAATGGCAGAAATTGATAAATGGGTAAGAATAAAATCCGATATGGATAGAGCAAAATACAACAAAGAAGTGTATGGTATTTAATATGTGGTAAATTCAGTAGGCTAGGGTAGCTCCCGAAAATCTCACCTCCAAGAGATATGCCTACTGTTTTTATAAATTTGGAGGATTGAAAATGAATGGAGGTCATTTTATGGCAGTATTTAGAGTACACAAAACAAAGAATTATACGCTGATGAGTAATCATCATCTTAGAGATAAGGATTTGAGTTTAAAAGCAAAAGGGCTTTTATCTGTAATGTTTTCATTACCGGATTCTTGGAACTATTCTATTCCCGGGTTATGTGCAATTTTAAAGGAAAATGAAACGGCAGTGAAATCAACCATAAAAGAGTTAAAAGCAACAGGGTATCTTATTGTGGATAAGAAAAAGCCTTGCAAAGAAGAGGGACGATCTAAGTTTGAGTACATTTATAACATTTACGAAACTCCGCATGAGGTATCTGACAATAGCAATAATCAAGAGGCTTTTTTTCAAGGTATAGAAACCCTAGCCCTAGAAGTCCCAGAGGTAGAACATCACCCCCATAATAAAAGAACTGATATATCAACTACTGATAAATCAATTACTGATAAATCAATTACTGATACAGATAAAGACTGTACTTTATCAAGTACAGAGGAAAAGACTTTACCATCGTCTGGTAAAGGAGTAAAGACTTCTGCTCCTAATAATATTAAAAATATAAATATAAATAATATACCACCTAGAACGAAAGAGCAGAAGCAGGAACGGTACGCACATGCGAAAAATAATCGCTCTGTCGATTACAAAGACGAAGAACTACCGACAATCCTGTACAATGGATTTAATTCTCTGTACGGGGACAAAGAAGATATTTTGGAAGACCACGACATCTGCCTGACTATGGCATTAGTCAGCAACTTCTTTGAAAAATTCAAACAGTATCGGGGAGAACGACACCCGATGGTTTATGCCAATGATCTTGACCAGTTTCTGAGTATGATTCGAAATGCTGACTTGGATATGGTGAAAGACGGAATAGTCGAAGAAGACGAGGAGCCGCAATATTATCTGGACATGATGGACGAGTATTTCGGCTCTGACATTGGGAAAAACAACAATATGGACTGCGATTATCATATCTGGCTGTTCTTCACGGAGAAGACACAGAACATTTTGTATAACCGCGTGAAACAGAAACGGGAGGAATGAAAATATGCCAATAGACAGACCATTGTTTGAACCGGGGGACATAGTAAAACATTTCAAGAGAGAAACCGTCAGTAATTTGCGGAGCAATGATTACCTGTATAAGATTGTCGGCGAAGCAAAGCATACAGAGACAGACGAACCACTGATAATTTACCGTGCTTTGTATGGAGAAAGAAAACTATATGCCAGACCACAAAAAATGTTTTACAGTTTGGTTGATAAAGAAAAATATCCAGATATTTCACAGAAGTACAGATTTGAAAAATATGAAGGACAGATATTCATTGAATAAAACAGCCTAAAATCTATTTTAAATACAGAGGGCGATTATTTCCTCGCATAGATGCTTCAAATGGATTTTAGATGGAAAACGATACAGTAATTAATTAGAAAGTGAGAAAGAAATGAGTAGACTTGGAAAAGAAATGCCAGCAGAGTATTCAGACAGATTTGACGAACTGAGACAAAATCGAGTAGAAGCCAGTTTTTACAAATACGGCACGGCAAAAGATAATTTTGGAGAACGTCTGGTAAATGCGATTGAATCACACGATATGTGCATTAAAAAATATAAAGAAACTGGTAACACGGAGTATCTTTGCGATGCTGCGAATTATCTGATGTTCGAATTTATGTATCCACAAATCAAAGGTGCTTATTTCAAAGCAACCGACAGTGGGGAAAGTGCTGGAGTAGTTGGAACACCAATTAATCAGTTAAAGGAGAAATGGTAGGATGAAAAAATCGGGCAATTCTTATGGGAAACACGGATTATGAATCATTTTGTAAAGAACACTTCGAAAGATTCATTTCTGATGTCCAAAAGAAACATTAATATAACTTTTTCTTACTGAATCTCACCTTGTATATGTGATAGAATAAAGAATCATAAAGCGTCTATCAGAGCGATAGGCGCTATTTTCGTGTAATTAAGCATCTTCTTTCGGGAAGGTGCTTTTTCTTTTATGAGGTGTTATATGGCAGAAATATTTTTAAAAGTAAATGGTGTCTCGATGCCTTGCCCGTCTTCCTACACATGGGGATTACAGGACGTATCAGCGGCAAAATCAGGAAGATCTGATGACTCTGTCATGCATAAAAACAGGGTAGCGCAAAAAAGGAAATTAGCTTTGCAGTGGAAAGGTAAAGATTGGGCTACTACAGCTAAGATCCTTCAAGCGTTCAATCCCGAGTACATCCAAATTACATATCCAGATATGATGTCTGGAAAATACGAAACCAGAACATTTTATGTTGGTGACAGGAGTGCGCCTGTTAAATGGTGGTGGCATGGAAACCAGAGAACAGAATCTATCAGTTTTGATGTGATTGAGAGGTAATGCATGAGAAAATTATCTAACAGATGGAAAGAAAAAGTCAAGAACGGAATGGACGTGCAGTACCTCAAGTATGCAGATATCACACTTACAGACGGAACTGTACTCAATCTGACCAGTGCCAATCTGTGGCAAAACGGAATGGAATTCGAAGATTCCGTATCTAATGATAGTAGCTTTGACATCGGTTCTGCAATCATCAATGTATTGAATCTTAGCATTAATAATTTTGACGGTGAGTACTCCGATTACGATTTTGAGGGAGCAGAAGTCATATGTTATGTTGGATTACAGATTGAAAATGAGGATACAAGTGAACTGTTAGATTCAGCTGGAGAACAAATACTGGATTCAACCGGTGATACAATCATAGTTCATAAAAATGCGGTTATTGAAAAAACACGTATTTGCACAGTGACAGTTATTGAACAGCCGGAAGACGAAACGGTGACCATAGACCTTACGTGCGAAGATAATATGCGGAAGTTTGACCGCAATTATTCCGACAGCAAATTGAAATATCCGGCAACAAGAGGGCAGATTGTACGAGATGCCTGCGAGGTATGTGGGGTTACTCTGCAAACTTTAAACTTCTATAGAGATGATTACATTGTGCAGAATCGTCCAAATGACGAAGCTTTAACATTTCGCCAGGTTCTACAGTGGGTTGCGCAGATTGGCTGTCAGTGGATGAGATGCGATGAATATGGCAGATTGTGCGTCAATTGGTACGGTTTTGTCAATGAAGAAGAACTTACAGTTGATGAACTTGGAGTATTAAAAACACAGGACGGAAGCAACGTTAATCTTAACTTCTCGAACTCAGATGGTGCGTTGTCGGCTGACAATGGTACGCTTCTTGAAAATGATGGGATTCTGAGGCTTTTTGCAACTGACGAAAAAGGTAACATTTCTGAAATAGAAACCACCTATGGTTTTACTCCGCATCATACAGATGTAGTAATCACAGGCGTGAAAGTAACTGAATACAGCGAATCCTCTTCTGATAATCCGCAAACTTACATGGTTGGTACAGAGGGATATGTACTTGGAATTTCTGGTAATAAATTAATTCGTGTTGGCGATGGCCAGACAATCGCTTCAATAATCTCCGAAAAATGCGTTGGCATGAGATTTAGACCATTTGAATCCGAGTGCCCTACAGATGTGGCTCTGGAAGCCGGAGATTCACTGATTATTGTGGATAGAAATGGAAAAATATACACATCGCTACTTACCACAACTACATTGAAACCGGGATCTGGTCAGAAGATAGCTTGTAATGCCAAAAGCGCTGCTAAAAATAGTAGCACCCAATATTCCCAGGCGACGCAGGCATTTGTTGCTGCAAGAAATATGGTTAAGCAGGAAAAAACCGCCCGTGAAAAAGCACTTGAAGAATTCGGAAAGCGAATTGATTCAGCAACTGGTGTATATACCACCGTTGAGACACAGGAGGATGGAAGCCAGATTTTCTATCTGCATGACAAACCTACACTTGCTGAATCCAAAGCGGTATGGAAAATGACTTCTGAGGCATGGGGAGTTTCTACAGATGGTGGTCAAACGTGGAATGGCGGTATGACTGTTGATGGCGATACGATTGTAAGAATCCTCACAGCCGTAGGATTAAATGCTGACTGGATTAACACAGGTGCGATTACCGTAAAGGATAAGAGTGGAAATATCATCTTCCAAGTCGATATGGACACCAAAACGGTTGTTATCGACCCAGATGTTTTGATTATCGGAAATATGACATTGTCCGAGAAATTGGAAAACATGGATGAGAATATTGCATCTGCCAAGAATATGACATTCCAGCTGTCAAACGATATGCAGACGATCACATCTGACGCAGACGGAAACATTCCGGTATTTCCAACAGTGGCAACTACAGCGAAAGTTATGTACGGCTCGTCAGATATC